GGCCGCCAGAGCATTAGCCGCCGCCGTCGCGGAATTGGCCGCGCTGGTGGCGGAATTCTCAGCATCAGTCCCTACTGCATTGATACGGTTTTCTGCCTGATCTATAGCCCCTTTAACGGTTTCCACCTCTTGAACAAGCGGGGTAATCGCACCCACCGCCGCCCTACGGCTAGATTCCACAGATTCCACAGCGGACTTTCCGGCCTCCGTAATGGCCGTAGTAGCCGTCTCTTTAGCTTCCTTCACCGCCTGAACCGCTTCTTCCCGGTCTGATTCCACCGATGCCACAGCGGACTTTCCGGCCTCCGTAATGGCCGTAGTAGCCGTCTCTTTAGCTTCCTTCACCGCCTGAACCGCTTCTTCCCGGTCTGATTCCACCGATGCCACAGCGGACTTTCCGGCCTCCGTAATGGCCGTAGTAGCCGTCTCTTTAGCTTCCTTCACCGCCTGAACCGCTTCTTTCCGGCCTGATTCCACCGATGCCACAGCGGACTTTCCAGCTTCCGTAATAGCCTTGGTAGCTGTATCTACAACATCCCCAAAACCATCTACTTTCTGTACAATAAATTCTTTCAGTTCCCGAACAGAAGAAACATGGCCTCTTGCCTCTTCGGCAAACGCCCCGGCTTTTCGGCTTAATAAATCTACCAGCCCAACTTCTGACAATTCAACAAGGATAATGCCATCCGCAGTATCTGGCAAAACCAACGTAGCCGCATGATTAACAGAATAACTTTCCTGATCTAATGGAGGCATTACACGTCCGGAAACCACAAATGCCCCCCGAACCAACGCTTTTTCCACATGACCAGTCACTAAGAACAAATCGAAACTATGCCGCCCAGCAGGAAGTCCAGACCAGCCAAACAATACCTTCCCACCTTCGACGGCACACATCAATTCCTGCAGGGGAGCCGTATTCACGGCCCCCCTGAAAGTCACGCCTTCCAAATCTGCCACACTCCCCGTAGAATCTGTAAGCGTCAGCTCAAAAACTTGAGCCAGACCGCTCACCGTCTTAATATCCATCACGGCGGGTTCCAGCCCAGCCCACGTATTCAGCTCAACCATATCTTACACCTGTTGGAAATACCTATCTATGGCGCGGGCAATCGCCACGCAAAGCGCGTCAACCCGCTCTTCCAGCCTGTCGCAATCCGTAACGTGTGAGGCCGCAAACGCAGGTTCCAGCATCAACGCCGGCATCCGCGTCTCCTTAAAATAATAATACCCCCTGTCACTCTTACACTTAATCGGCTTCAAACCACGGTTCGGAAGCCTCAGCACATCACACATCGCCGCCTGTATCAGTTCAGCCGCTTTCTTCCCATTCTTGGAAGCATACCAATACAACGTTTCCGTGCCTCCAATTCCCGTATCTGCACCGTTAAAATGAAACTCCACGGCCAAATCCGCGCCAACGGCATTACACCTCCGGGCCGCGTAAGCCGGTGTCGTGCCCCCAGCCTCAGACCGGTTGCACACCACAGCCTCATAACCCAGCCGCTCCAACTCATCCTTCACCTTGCCAATATGCAACTTCCAGAACCCATACTCCGAATGCTTCCGGTTCGTCATCACAGACCCTCCATCCTGCGGGCTATGCCCGATGCTCAATGCAACAACCTTCATTTCCCGCATCCTTTCCCCTTATTTTTCTTATTTCTTGCCATAACTATCTCTCTTTAAAACATTATTTATTTCTCAAGCTTCCTTTCAATATCTTCCACTCTTAAAGCCAGCAACTGAATGGCTTTAGCCGTTTCTACCTGCGCCTGCGTCTGCATGGTCATCAAATCACAAAGCCGGTCATTGTGGTGGCTGACCACCTCCCCGATGTACCAGCACGCCCCGCCGCATATCGTCAGCGACATCATAACGCAGGCAAACACGGGGGAAGCCTTGGCAAAATCCAAAAAACGTGCCGGAACTTCGGAAAGTTTGCACATAACCTTTTACTTCTTTAGTGATTGAACAACAGGAATATTTTCATCCTGAGGCTTCACAACGGACACCACCACAGCACCCGTCTTCCCGTCACGGGACACCACCAGCATCCCCTGTTCAGAAGACAGGCTCATACCGGCAGAAGTGGTGCAACCGCCCAACAGCGCAGATGCCGCATAAACCAGACAGGCAAGAACCAGCCACAACAGCCGTTCCCACCATTTCAACCCCTTGCCTTCCGTCTTCTGATAAGCATCTTTCACGCCCTGCTTCCCGGCCTCAATAGCCGCCTTTTTCTCTTCATCAGTAAAATTTTTCATGATTTTCAACTTCTTTTTTCTGATTCTCTTATTCATTATTAACCATTTATATTATCCGGCCTGAGAAAAAATCCTCAGGCCGGATTCATTATGCTTCATCCGGCTCTTCGTAGCATTCCACAGCTACTACCCCCTTATCTTCAAATCGCACGCCGCCCAAACCGATAGTGGTATAAATCTGCGTACAATTCTTCTTATCCGCACGTTTGGAAATCTCTGTCCGGGAATCTTCCCAGAACCCGAAATCAACAGCTTCCCTCACATACGCCACACAAGTACGTTTTTTCATTTCCTTATCGTAAGGCAACTGTTCTGTCTGTACCCACTCAAACCCCATGAAAGGAGTTTTCAAGTCGCCCTCTATCAGGGACTTCACAGCAACATACTGGGCATTTGTCGCTTTCTCGTCGCCAAGCAATTCCATCAACTGATTGACAGAAACAAGGAAAATAGCCTTATCTCCGCGTTTCAAGGCTTCTCCTTTAACCAGTTTTGCGCGGGCCAAACGGATCTTGTCAAACGTCAAACCGGTATCTACCGGTTCTGCCGGAGCCTTCCCATAAACGGCATTCATGGCAATTTTTTGAGAATCAGGCAAAGCCACCTTTTCCGGCCCGGTCTTGCCCGCTTGCAAAGCATCCGACAGGCACGCATTAATAATATACTTATCAATCGTGCGTTCACAAGCGGCCAACTGAGCCTCCTGCGTTTGTGTAATAATCTGATCTCCATACTGGGTTTGCAGATCCAGCTGACGATCATGTACATAACCGTCCTCTTCCCACGATGGAACAATATACCGTTTGGAAAACGTATTATCATTATCCGGCGTATCCGCTTTCCCTCCGGTGGATGTGGACAAAGCTCGTTTACCTATTCTTGGTATCTCAAACATCTTGTCCCTGATGCCTGTATGCACAGTCACCAACCCTCTCAGTTTCGATGCCGTCTGTTGCAGGTCTGCCCGCAACCTACGGCTGAACTGAATCGTCTTTATGTCTTCTAATGTCAATTCATTTGCCATGCCTGAAACATGACAGAAGGAAAAATTAAAAAATATCCTGCTAATGATACACCCTCCGCAAAATGTCCCACCCTATCCATTATTGATTTTTACTCCCCAAACCACTTTTCAGCCATCCCGGATAAATGCTTCAAATAATTAGCCATAACTGCCACTCCCAGACTGACGGAAGTAATAGCCCCGCCACGTGGATTCCGCCATGCCCCGAACATGGCGGCCAAACTCCCCAGCGTTGCCACGCTCCGGCTCTGCTGTCTCACGTCACGCCAGCTATCGGCCTCAAAAATATGAGTCAGGCGCATCAAATCCTTAACAGTTAAATCTACCTGAGACCCCATTACTGCCGTCTGGTTCTGCATCTTCAATCCCAGCCAGCCGCATACCGTATCTACAGCGGAATCCGTCAAATTCCCCAACAACGGAACACCATTCAGCGGCCCCAGAACAATTCCCGGCAGATAATTCAAAGGATTCTTCTTCTCGTCATCATCCCCCCCCGGTCTCATGACATTATTGATCAAATACCCAAGAGCCTGCATAGCCACCCCCTGAATAAGCCAGCTTCGCACCGCCAGCCTCATATTCCCGCGTGTTAAATAATGGATCACCGTAGCACTCCGTTGAAGAGTCTCTGACATCAGAAACCATTCCGCAGAAAAAATCCCCTTCGTCTTTTCAAGCATCTTTGGCATTTGAATCCAGTTGATAGGCTGAGCCGTAGATAACCCTTCCTCAATAACATCCCGTGCATACTCCATAGCTTCCGGCTTCGTCATGCCCTGCTCTACGCCCTGCCTGAAATAATGGTCAAAAGCTGCGGCAAAACTCACCGCATTGCTTCCGGAATCCAACAAGCCAAAAATCTTCCCTGACTGGTTCGTAACCTCTTCCAATAAACCGATACGTCCCCCAAGTTGTTTCTTATACCCCAAAAGGACGGAATACATAAATCCATCCTTCCTTGCCTGAAACAAATCGGAAGAAAACAACTCCTGAACGCTCAGAACAGACTTCCCGCTTGCCACCCGGGCCAGACCATGAACCCAATCTGAAATACTCAAATCGCATCCATGCAGGGCATTAAATACCGCCGTCGTCTGTTTAAGATAACTCGTCACCTGCCCAAGAATCACGGAAAGAGCGCGGGCATTCATCACCTCGTTCTTCATCCTCTCCGCCGCATCCAATTCGGCTACGGCATCTCTGCCCCCGTGTTCCAGTCGGTTAATCAATGCCTGAAAACCCCGGTAATCCAATCCCCCTATATTAGTCATCAGCTTCTGGGCTACTTTGGAATCACTCAAAATCCCTTGATACCTCTCTACAATCTCCTGAGTGCAAACCCAATTAACAGCATTTGCATGATGTTTCCAGAACAGAGCAAGTGCCCCCTGAGTGGTATCCAGATACCTCTTATGGTCAAAAATACGGGTGGAAAGAAAACCGTCAGACCTGCCTACGGCTATCGTGCCGTCATCACCAAGAATGGAAGCCAATTCACTATCTTCCCGCGTCTCCGCAACCATCCAGCGGAGCGGAGAATAATTTCGGCGTTTACTGAAAGGCACCCCGTAGCGGTCTTCGTAAAGCGGCCTGATTTTATCTCCCACAAGGGCGTACTCTTCAAAAAGAACACTCTTTAAAGCCATCCCTACCGGGCCTATAAACTCTTCAAGCTTAGCCTTATGTTCATCCGTCCATCCGCGTCTCCGCAACGGAGGAACAAAATCATCCATCTTGGAATAAAACACATTCGGCTGATCCATGCACATCAGCACAAAAAGGGCCTGATCCCGGCTCAGCTTCGGCATGGGCTGGGGTGTCATATCATACCATTCTTCCACTTCAAACCATTTCCGCGCCCGATTCTCGCCGCGTCCCCATGCCTCATACTCTTCCCTCAGCAAATCAATCGCCTTCTGGGAATACATATCCACCCCCCACCAGGGATTCTCTTCACGTCTTTCCAACAGCTTAGCTGTCTGGTCAATCGTCAATCTGGTCTTCCTGACACCCTTTTCTGACAGGGATAACCCCAAATCTTCCGGGGTGCTCCACATACTCAAAAACTCGTTGACCTTCCTGTCAGACTTCGTATTCAACAGGCGTTTCAACACACTATTCATCTTATCCACTTCTTCTGCATGAATGGATTGCGCCCGGTCGGTTGCTCCAATAAATTCTTTCTTGAAGCGGGAAAAAAACTGTTTCCCCGGCCCGTCACAAAGACGTTGCAGGAATCTGACCGGATTATCCAGCCATCCCACCATCACCCCGCGCTTCGCTCGTCCGGTCTCACTATCCACCCCCAAATCACTCACTTCCATCTGGGCCTGATGAAGACCGTTCTGATTCACAGCCTTCGGCAACTCTTCCATCAGAGCGGCCCCATCATTCTTCCATCCGTCCACCTTCTCTTGCAAATGAGCCTGCCACACCTCCGCGCTACGGCTGATAAACGCACCCACAGCCTCATGAATATCCAGCATTCTATTCACATCCGCTGAACTTGCGGCAGAATATTTAATCCACCAATTCAGTTCCCCGCAAAGTCTCTGCTTTTCCATCAACAGGCCGCCTTCCGCTTCTGAACCGTCAGTACCCAATTCTCCATTCCAGAACTTATCCGTCCTCAATTTCTCTTCAATCGCCGCAATCCTGCCGCTCAGCTCATTCACCCTCTCCTGAACCTCCCTCCCCGTTGCATACACCGCAGGTTTAATTACCCGCCGTAAAAACTCCGTAGGAGCGGCCCCCAGACGGCTTACCTTAAACTTCCGCGTCTTCTCGTCAATCACCGCTTCATGTTCGGAAATCATACTTCTCACTTCCCGGAACAACTCATCACGCACATACAGATCAATAACCTCCCCGCACCGCTGGTATACCTTCGGCAACAGGCTTTCCACGGTCTTACCTACCAGATCATCAAAAAACTCCGGATGCAACTCCATCTTCCGGTTAGCCGCCGCAAGCTGTTTTTCCGTCAGGGCATCCGTAGCGGAAAAACGCCCTGTCTCCAATGCGGACATCAAATAATCCAATAGCTTTTCCTGCCCCGCAAGTTTACCGCGCACCCTTTCCGGTAGCGTGGAGACAGCAACCTTCATAATGCTTCGCGCCTCCGCAATCTTCACCCGGACATCATTCGTATCAGCTTCGCGGCCCCTGAACAAAGCATCCAGCGCACGGCCTTCTTTTTCCACCCGCTCTGTCACATGTCTCCAATACTCACGCACGGCATCACTCCGGGTCTTCTCCATCCGGCGTTTCATATCTCCAAGAAGATCTTCTCTCACGGAAAATGTTGCAGATCCATCCACATAATCCGCCCACGATCCCCCGGTGGACTCATCCGCAAACGCCGTAATCTTAATATCCTTCCCGTCAAAAATCACGTAATTATACGTCTGCTCTTCCTCCGCTTTCCCGCGGGTATAGCCGTCTGCGTACCTGATGCCCTTAATGCCAAACTTCCGCAGGGCAAGAGAAGCCTTCTTCATTCCCTTTTCCCAATCCCTCGCAAAACCTTCGCAAAGGCCAACATAAATCTGCTGCCCGGTAAACCGACGGCCCTCCATCAACAAAGACTCAAGCGCAACCTCCTTCGTACACCCGACCCGTTGCGCCAACTCCCCGGCCAACGCCTCCTTCACCGTCTCGCTCTGTTCGGAAAACGGCCTGTCCCAATTCAGAAGAACGGAATCATCCACATTCAGCTCTACACGGTAATTGGAAGGCATGCCCGTCCTCACCTCTATCTCGTCCAGATGGTCAAGCAGAGAAAGCATGAAGCCTTCCAGTTGTTCCAGCTTCTCCCGCTCCTGGGGGTACGTCTCCGCGTATTTCCTGTTAGTATCAATTTCATCATGCAACTCCATGACGATGTCTAAAACAGTCATGCTTCCTCTGGCGGCATCAACCAAATCGCCAAGAACAGACCAGGCGATATCTGACGCGTCCTCCTTCGCCTCCGGCAGGGCATCCTTCGGCAAAAAACTGCCTACCAGGGATCGTTGCATCACTTCTATAACGCCAGTCTCCACCTCCCGGAACTTCCATGTCGCCTTGTCCTGCGCGAACTGGTTCATATAACTCCGGTTCACCTCCGGATTCTCTGCAAAATACAGCCCCCAGCCATACGCCTGCGCTCCCTCTCCCTTGCCCATGAACGCCGTATCAAACTTCCGGAAAGAATGCGGGGAAGCATGCAGGGCGGCAATGGAAAACGTCACCCCCGGTTCCGTGATGACAGCGTTATCCGCCTCAAAATGCCCGTCCCGGAACAGACCCCGTTCCTGTGCTTCCGCGACAGAATTGACATTTTCCCCTTTATTTGCCATACTGTCTCTGCGGCGTTGGGGAGTATAAACCCCTTCTATTCCGGGTCCGGTTCCGGAGGACGTCGATTTAACCCAGGCTGTCTTAAACGTCAGTCTGGGCTTTTTACTGTAACGCCTGCCCGTTGTTTCAATCACCTGTTCCACCGTATGAATCTCTCCATGCGGATACTGCTTCACATAAATGACAGAAGATTGATTCCGTCCTTTCGGTTTGAATTCCATCCGGTCATAACTATCCAGCACATCAAGAGCTAACTTAATATCCTCCTTCGTTAAATCTAACTGACCTTTACGTGCGCTGGAATCATGACTATGTTTTTTCAGTGCATGAACAATACCACCCGCAGTAAATTCATGAACCATACCCGTCACATCAATCCCCAGACCAGCTTTAATATCAGCAATCTCCTGCGCTGTGACATTCCTGTATTCTACAACCCCTAATTCTGTTTTATTTGAAACATTGCTGGAAACCACCATATCCACAAAATCCATCACCTTCCGTTTCCTGGCATCCTTCCCCATTTCATCCAGCTTCTCTGTCAGGGAAAAAGAAGCGGTCTCTCTCCTGCCCTCTTTAACAAAAGACAAAACCGTTTTTGCTTCCTCCAAAGTTGCCCCCTTCATCAACTGGAAAAAATCTACTCCGGCCTGAGCAAACTCCCGTTCCCGCGCTTCCTTGTCATTCGCAAGCAAATCATTCATCACCTGTTGGCGGTAATTCTGCAAACCGTACCGCTCAGCGTACATCAAATGAAAACCATAATCCTGCAAAAGCCTCTCCGGCTTCTCCCTCAATTCCTTCAACTGCCTCTCAAACTTCTTCTTCGTCAGCTCGCTCTGGCTCTGTGCGAAATCCGCTCCAACGGCATCATACACGAAAGATGCAAAATCGCCTTTCACGGCTCCTGAATCCACCGCCTTCCGGAATGCCCCGGCCAGACCGACCATATCCGCGACCTTCCTGATCAAAGCCTCCATCACCTCCAAAAAACGCCTCACGGGCGCAGGCAAATCCTTCTTCCGGTACTCTCCCGTAAACACCGCCTGCATCAGCTTGCTCATCCCTTCAATCACGGCCCTCTCCCTCTTTCCGGCATCCACCCCATCAGCAAAAAAGCTCTCATCCACTAATTTCCAATTATTCACCCCCTGATCCTTGAAAGCCTTCTGAGTATCCAGCAGATTCCGGGAAAACCACGTCAATTCCCTGCCGGCCTTCATTTCCCCCTTCACATACAATTCCGCCATTTCTTCCACCAGATCCAGAAACGTAACCTCACCCTCATAATACCGGATCACCTTCTTGCCCATTTCCAGCTCATAATTAAAGGCGGGGGTATGCACCCCTTCCCGCTCTGCCACAACCGCAATTTCCTCTTCCGTCACCTCTCCGGAAAAACCCTCTCCGCGCGCCAGTTCTCCGCGTTTCAAGGCAATCTCCACACGGTCGCGGAAATTATTCGGTAAAACGGCCAAAACAACATCTTCTTCGTGGGCATTCTGTTCATCCCTGCTCCATTCCTTTTTTCGGCTCCTTTCCGCAATGCGCATCAGGGCATCATCAGCCATCCTTTTTAAAACCCGGTAAGACATAGCCGTACCCTCTTTCCTGAAATCCACGCCGCACCTCTCCGCAAAATAATCTACGGACGCATCATTCAATGCCGCATTTCTCAAGGTAAAATCCTGATTCACAGCCCATTCCTGTACCTTCGCCGTCAGGAACCTGTTTCCTGTCTCCAAATCCATTTCCACAAACTCTTTCCCGTCTTCCCTCTTTCTGGCCGTACCTTCTCTTCCTTCCAAACCGCCAATCACCGTTTCCAATTTGCCGCCATTCACCCCCTGAACCGGATTTCCATCCTTATCCCACGTCACGGCTCCCCATGCCGTCTCCATATCATAAACGCGCAGCTTCCCGTTCACCACCTCCGCACGGGGAATAACCCTCTCTTCCATCAGGGACTTCACCAGCGAAACATCCGGAGTCATCAACACCCCTATGGGTTCCCCAACGGTTTCTGCCACCTTCCCTTCAATCTTCCTGTGAAGCGTCAAATCAAACAACCTTATTTTATCCCTGTCATTCTCCGTATTGAGAATCATTTTAATTTCTTCGTCCGTAAAATGTAACCCCTTCATCGCCTCCGGACACTCCGCGCACTCAGCCTTAATGCCCCGGATACGTTCATCAGCAATAGCCGCCGCCCGGAACGGGCTATTCTTAGCATACCGCCCATACCCCAGCAACAGGGACATGGGAAGGGCCACCAGAAAATTCCTCCATGTCATTGCCTCACGGGCCTCCGCATCCGCTTCATCCCAGCTCTTCCCATTCCCCCAGGAAAACATATTGGAAGCCACGGAACGGGCATAAGGCTCAATAACTGTCTGAGCATGCAACACTCCCCCTTCCAGACCAACAAAAAGCGGCCCGCGTCCCCAGAACCGGTCTGTCTCCAAAGCACGGCCCAGAAGCCCCTTCATGCCGGTTTTCCGTCCGGCCCAGTTCATCAGCTTGTCATAAGCCTTCCCAACCAGCTTCCCGCCTTTCCCAAGCCCCCAGATATTGGCCGCCCACATTCCCACGCCTTCGCCGTAAGCCGCGTTTCTTGCCGTCAAACCATCAACACCTTTAGCCAGATAACCGGTTTCCGCCGTATCTTCCGCTTCCAGCAAAGACCCCACCCCGCCTGTCATGATAAACGGTACAGCTCCGCCAAAAACGCCGGAAGCCTCTTCCAGAAAATTCACCATCCCATGAGAAGAACGTGCTTTATACTGCCCCATCCTCACCTGTTGAATATCCTGCGCCACCTTATTCACCCGCTGAGTCCAAAGAGGATCGTCAAACTTCTCTTCCCCACGCTGAGCCAGCCCGGCACTCTGTAGAAAATCCATCACTCCGGATTCAAGCCAGCGGGAAGGGCCATGAACCAGCCCTTCAACCGCCATTCCGGAAAAATTATTCAGCATCCGGGAAAAAGCAGATTCATTTTCCTTCTGATAATCCACCAGCCCGGCAATCGCGCTGACAGCCAATTCATACGCCTGTTCATTTTTCCGGTGCAAATTCGCCAGTTCCACAATCCAGCGGCCATCCTCATATTTGGAATAACCATACGTCCTTAACCCGTCAATCCCCGTCTCCATCCCCTGAACGCGCGGGCTCCTACCGTCTTCACCGTACACCATATCCTTAATAAAAGCCGCCGCCATTCGTTGGCTATCCGCCAGACTGGCCGCGCCCGCCAGAAACTCCGGACTACGGCCCTGATGATCATGGGGATCTAAAGAAAACTCCTTCCCGCTTCCCGTTGCCGTCACCATCTCCCCCCATACTTCCCCCATGTCCTTCTTCACCTGTTCCCTTCTGGTGCGGCCAACTCCGGCCTGACGGCGCAACTCCGCCGCCATAACAGAAGCCTCATCCGTGTCCAGTCCCAGCCGTTCAGCCAGATATACGCGGCTCAAAGCGGGTGCGCCACCTACGAAAGACTGAACAAAACCATCCACAAGCACCTCATCCTTCTCTTCCTGACTCAGACCCTTATAAAAATCCACCACACCCTTCCCAAGCGTGCGTTCCACCTCATTCACCTGTTCCTGATCCAACTCCGAGCCGTCTTCCAGCTCTGCCATCAGCTGATAAGCCCGTCCTCGCCTGACATCCGCCGCCTCCGCGACATGGCCGTTCCCCAATCCTCTCCTGTCCCAGTATTCATCTAAAGACTGCCTCACTCTGTCATAATCCGGACTGTCCACGGACATCAAATTAAAATCCGCCATGACGGACCGGTACTGCCGGTCATTCGTAATAACCTGCCCCGGTTCCCAGCTCTGCCCCTCATCTTCCACGGCAACCGCCACATTCCCGGCCTGTTCATCATCCAGAACGTTCAGTTGCATTTCCGGCCCCGCCTGCGGCCTGTTCACAATCGGAGGTCTCAAATCCACATGCCCGGATTCATCCGGAACATTCATTCTGTTCAACTCTTTCTGCCCATTCACATTCAATGCAATATTCATAAATCTATTAAATAATTCAAATTAACGGACATAGGCGCGAGCCTGTTCTTCATGTAGCTTCTTGGCATAAGCCGTTGCGGATTGTGGAGACCGGAACACGCCTAAATGCCTGCCTGTCCTCTTAAACATCTCTACAGCCTCATCATCAGAAAGAATGGAACCGTCATCAGACACCGTAGGAATCAAATATTCCTTTCCATCCATGCCAATAGATATGGAACGCACGGTGCTAATAGACCCATCCCTGTTCTTCACAACCGGACGATTCGTCAAATCAATATTACCCTTCTCAAGCAGTCCGGGAATCTTCTCTTCCATCCCCTGAATACCATGTTCAAAAAGCCTCTTGCGGCCTTCCTTGCCGGCTCTTTCCGCATCCGGAAAATCAAACCGGACCGCCGCCTTAAACTTGCACCCGGGAACCAGACGCAACGCAATAGCGGCCCTCCGGGAAAAACCAAACGCGCGGCCCGGAACCACGGCAACCTTCTGCGGACGATAAATCCGGCCATCCGCAAGCTCAAAACTCACATCCGGCACATACTGTTCCTTCAACTGCGGATAACGTGACAAATGATCTTCCCCAACAATAAAACACTCATCATCCCACACCTCTTTCACATGAGCATCCCGCACATCCGCTACGGGAATATTCATCGTCTTCGTCCTCACGCTCAGCCTTTCATCCGGTTTTGGCAAGGCGAGTGCCTTTTTCCTCAAATCATCCAGTCCCTTTCTGGCCTCGTTGCGCCGCACGAAATCCGTATCATCATCTTTCACGGAATCCGCATGTTCCCCATTTTGCCGGAGCAGAAAATCCAGCGTAGAAGCATGTCTACCGGTCAGTTGATACATCTTTTCCTTCATGGCGGTCACAAACCTCACAGAACTTTTCTCGCCCGGATGCGCCGCCTGCCACTCAAATACCCACCTCCGCATCTCCATTGAATTCCTTTTACTCTGAATCTCCGCTTCCTTCTTCCAACGCTCCACATTAAGTTCCAACCCGCTCTCACGCCGCGCCATCTCTCTCTTTTTATCGCCAGTTCCGGCAAAACCGGCCTTCTCAATCTCAAATTCCCTCAATGCCCCACGATGCCACTCCAAATTCTTAAGAGCATCAGCAGTAACAAACTCCCCTGTTCCTTCCATCGTTTTCACAACGTCATCCACATTAAAACTGATTCTGTCCGTCTTCTGCCCCTGCATGGACAAAACTCTATTTTCAAGAGTAGATTCCATAGCCTCCTGAAAATCATTACTCACTCCATGTTCTTTCCATCTCCGTTTCAACTCTCCCAGATACATCATATACGACGGAGACCCCACGCCGCCATCCTTCACCAGTCCGCTCACGTCTGCCGCCAGCACCTCATTCATGCTGACTACGCCAATCTCTTCCGTTGTCGGCAACTGTCCCTCAGCCGCTCTGATCCTCATCAAATCCACCACCGGATCAGCCACGCCGCTACGGAACTCCGGCTTCTTTTTCCAGATGCCGCCGGAAGAGGAAAAACCATTGGCAACACTCCCGGCCTGCTCATGAACTCCGTCTCTTTCAGCCATTCCCCCGCCCTCTCCATCATCCTCAAACGGTTCATCCAGCAAAACCCGGTCATAAAGCTTCCGGCCCCCTTCTCCAAGAGGCATGCCGGTCACGTCATACAAGCTGACAGTCGTAGGAACCCCGGACTGCCCCTGCAACAATCGGCCATAAGAGGCAATGGCCGTATTGGACAGAACCCCCTGATATTTCCCGTCAATCAAATCCGCCGCCAGCTGGTCGGGATTCTCGTCAAAATCCTTGGCCGCCTTTAACGTGCCAATCTGTTTCCTTGCGGAAGCCAGCATCCTTGATGCCTTCATGCCGTCCACGTACACGCCCACCCCGGAATTCAGCACGGATTGAACACGTTCCATATCTCCGCTTTCCACGGCGGCGGCCCAATCCGCAGAAAAAGCGGCTCTGGCCCTCTTTGCGCTCACCCTCCGTTGTCTATCCTGCAATGCCTCCCCCCCGCGCTGAAACAAATCCTCAATGGCGGCGCGGTAATGTACAGCCGCATCCGGAGTCATAAACTCCGGTTCATCCACCAATTCCCGCTTCTTGGCAAGCGTTTCTTCCCAGTCCTCTCCATTCTCAACATCCTGTTCAGCGGCGGAAATCAATCTGCGGGCGTTGGTAAGTCCCATCCGGAAACTCTCATCATCCCGCAAAACATTCTCTTTGTGCATCAAATCCTGCCCCAAATCATCCACCGCCCGCCCGATTTTAGCCGCCTGTCCAAACACTTCGGCTGTAGCCAACGCCGGAGCCGCGGCCGCATTCCCATTCACATGCCCGGCCCGGAACCCGTTATCTCCCATCAGACCAACTTTCATAACCCTCTTAGCTATTCATCCATTACTTGTTCAACACCTGCCCGGCCTTCATGGCCGGAACTGCCGCCATGCCAAAACCGGTTAAAGAAAGAGCCGTTCCGGCTACTGCCCCTAAAATCGTCCCCAAAGCCCCGCGCTTGGAGGCCCGCGCGGCCTGCCTCGCCTGCCACTCTGCCAAATCAGCCTGATACAGCGCACTCCTGCGCTGGTTCTCCCTCTGAGTAGCCGCCTGAGCAATGCCATGCTCATACTGCTTCATCAGCGTTAATTCATTCATATTGCCGGTTCCGGTGGACATGAAACCGGATGCCGCCTGAGCTGCCCGCGCCGTACTCGCGTCAGCATTCTGATTCATCCTTTGCAGATATTCATCCGCCAGCGCGGAATCATATGCGCCCTGAGCCTCCCGCCGCATATTATCCGCCGTTGCCAGCCCTGCCGCTTTCTGCGCTTTCCCGGCCTGGTACTGGTTCAGGGCGGACAAGGCTCCGCCGGCCAAACTCACGCCATTGCCAAACAAGGAAAACTCTCTCGCATGGTCACGCATAAACCCTTGAAACCCTGTCGCACCCGTCGCCATATAAATAAAAACTATTAACTGTTAACAAAAATCACCCCTGCATCGTCATCCGGGTCAGCTCATTCACGCGCGTCTGCGCCCTCTTCCAGTCCGGATGAGAACTGTCCATATAAGCCTTGCTCAACTCATGCGTGCCATTGTAAATGGATTCAAGTTCCTGTTCTGCGGTAGCAATGGAAGCCATTTGATTCACATGGGCAAACCCGGCCTCTTTCATCCGTTGGGAAAGACCGTAAAAAAACTTCACTACCTCCGGATTATTCCGGATTTCCGGGAGGTCGAACACATGGGCATCTACCCCGAACTCTACGGCCAGATTGTTGAGCGTGTTATTGCATGCCTCCATCACAGCCTTAAACTTGCTTCCGTAAGTCTGTTGCAACTGCTTTAACTGCTCATCACAGGCATCTAACCGCGCTTGTGCAATCTGCGCTTCTGTTTCATTGATGAACGTACGCACATCCCCCATCACGGAAGACAAGGCATCCTGAGGAATCCCCGCCTTATGAGCCGCCACGCGGGCGCGTTCAAAAAGCTTGTAATCCAGACTCTCAGGCTCCACCCCCTCAAACAGCCCGGTAGCGTAATCCGCCAAATCCGGAAAAGCATCGCCACCGGCAGGAGGCGTTAAATCGCCGGTTCCCTGAATCGGAGGGGGGGCAATACCACCGGAGGGAGCCGAAGGCGCAGGCGTATCGGTTCCCTGTGTTGAAGGTGCATGAGAATGATTGTCATTCCCCAAGATCGGCTGTACAGGCACAGCCCCGTTATTATTGTCTTCTTGTGTTTCGCTCATAGAAAAAATTGATTGTTAATCGTTAAAATATGATACTTCCTCTGTATTGCCCGGTTCGTGGACTTTCTTCCAGCTCACGGCCATGCTGTTCCAGACCAGCCGGAATGCGTCTTGTCTCATTGCGTCCAGCGGATTCCATTCGCCGTTAAAAACGCGGAAAGCCGCCTGATGAATGCCGAATTCACCCCGGAACCACTCTTCCAAAGCCTTCATGGAAGCCTTGTCCAGCTTCCCAAAAGCATCACATAGCAACCTCTTCTGCTTTTCTAATTCCTTATCTTCGTCAAATTCAAAAGGATCATCCATTGTCATATACTGTTGCTTAGTTATTATCCCTCTCCGGCAGAAGATTGCTCCATCATCATCCTCTCCTGCATTTCCTTCAAAGCCCCTTCCTTTTCTTTATCATTCCTGATGAAACCTTCCGGGACACCCATGCCGCGTGCAACCTCCTGAGCCGCAAAATCAAAATCAAAACGGGCAATCACGCCGGGGTCAAACTTGGCCATATTGGCGATAGTCTCCTGAGACCCGACCAGCCCGGAAAGCTGAACCTGCTTCATCAACTGGGCAAACTTGGAATTGTAAACGACATCCGGCAAAGCCTTGGGATTAAATTCCTTCCCTCCCAGTCCGTTAGGTATCATCAACTCCGAAGGTACATTCGGATCAAACAACCCTGCATCCAGCATCAGGCGGAAAATCCTCAGCATCATAGGCCGGAAATCATTCAGGTGTTGGCAGAACGTCGGGCTGAACGCCAACAGCCTTTCTTCCAGTCGGGCATTCACCTCCGTCGCAGTCATTTGCCCTGTCTGCGCACCGAACAAATCCAGCATATCCAGATAAAAAGCAGACCGCACTTCCTGACGATCCATTTCCATTTCATTCATCACTTCCCGATAATCGCCCACTGTACCCCATTCAATCGGGAAACCAGCATCCGCAGCACTGACGACAGTCCAGCCGCCCGGCCTCAAACTCACGCGGCCCACAAGATCTTTCGTAATCTTAAGACGGGGAAAAGCCTTCAGTTCTCCCAGCGTCCGGGTAATCCTCCGGCTGTACTGCAAAGACAGGATATTAGACCAGCACAGCCGGGCCGGGGCCAATCCCCACGGACCAACCCATTTCAAAAAACGGGAAACCATATAAGGAAATTCGCCAAACTCGCCCTCTTCCAAAACATCCTTGCTCCCTTTCTCTATGTAAAAGGAAAAATATTCTTTCTCTGTTAATGGATCGTACTTTTCCTTTCTCCCTACGGCATGGAGAATAGTAAATTTCTTTTTGATGCGCTCTGTTTCATCCTCATAGGCATCCTTCATTGCTCTGTTCAGCTTCTTTGCGTCGCCAAGCCAGCGGGCCGCCTGGACGGCATTCCATTCAAACCTGCGTATCAATAAATTCGGCATGCCCTGTTCATCTTCCGAAAACACGAAAGAATCAAAAGGAACATAGGAAAACATCAGCCTGTTATCATTGCTGATGCCGCCGTAATAACTCCCTGTGCCAAAACCGCATCTGTCCAGCAACGCCTGATGATTGACCGTATAAAAATTGCTTTCGGCCAATGCCTGATACGTTCTTTCCGCGCAGTCTCTCAGCCACTTCTTCACCGGGCCGCTCTTCTGTATCGTTGACCCAAGAGCGGCGGAAGGTTCAAAACTGAACCAGAGCTTTCCGGGATCGCTTAAAAAACTCTGATGCGCCGCCGCCAGCCGCTGATTGGCCCGCACCGCCGTGGAATCATGCAGGTTTTTCAAACCAACGCCCAGAAAGGAAAAACTGCTGGGTAACCCGGTAGGGGAAAAAGGATAAACAAACTTCTTTAACTCTGAGGCCCAGCTTGCCGCATCCTGCTTTTCCTTCTCCAAACTGCTATACAAAGAAACGACTTCTTCTCCGTCCATAACTCAACCCCTGAACTGATTAACCCAGCGTCTTCCGGTAACTGGCCCCGGAAGACTGACCAAAAACAGAACTGCCAGTCCCTTTCGCCGTAAAAGTCTTATCAAATCCATAACGCTTCCGGGCACGGGCCTTGACGGTATTTTCTGCCGTCTCGCTCGTATCAATGATTTCCGGTTCCTTGACCACCTCTTTTTGCTGAGGAACCGGAGCCGCTTTTGGACTAAGAAACTTTCCCATACGCGGCATTATGCAAAAGAAATGCCGCAAAAAGCATCCTGATGATGATACACCCACCGCAAAATGTCCCACCCTTATCAGGGCATATCCGCAACGCCGGTATCGTAACAGGACGCTGTTCCCAGGCATTCCATGCCAACGACGGAACTTTCAAACCCCTCAATCAATCCGTGACAGGCCGCCTCAATAAACATCCGGAAAGCGTCCGCAAAATGGGAACAATCATCATGGTCAATCTTCCCGTTCTGATCCACATGGTAGTTCTCCATACAATCCAGCAATCCCGGAAGCCCTTCCTCACTGCCGTCTTCAATCCTTTCGCCGCATCGTTCATGCCAGACCGTGGAAGGAAGAAAAGAACGCACTTCGCCAATGGACAACCAGACGCTTCCCGTCTTCGGCACCAGCCTGACATCCCGGCATCCGTTCTCTTCCAAAGTCTGTTGATTCGTCTTCCGGTCATTAGTGGAATGATGCCCGCCGTCATGGGGAAGCAAATGGCGAAACACCTTAAACCCATGAGCCTGCTCAAACTCCCTGACCCTTGCCAGCATATCCAGCACGCATGACTTCTTGGCCTGAATCCCTCCAATAATGCGGGTTTCCCCTCCCACCTTCTGGAAAAACACTGTTGCCATATGGTCGGCAACGCCAATATCCCAGGAACAATAAACCGGAGCATAGGAATGCACCACAAACCGGCACCCAATACGGTTATCACGGCGCAACTTCCGGAATTGAGCGCAATAAATAGCATCGTCCCCAATAGCGTCAAAAGCCTCATCCGGCACAGTAGGATACTCTTCCCCCATGTTGAAATCAGATTGCCCGTTCTTCCATTCCCACCACAACCGCGCGGATTCCGGCACATCCACGCCATAAACCTCTTTCATCCGGTTGAAATATTCAATGGTCTCATCCCGGAATACATACCCTTCCGGCACGTCCAGTTGATAACGGCTTTCCTCGTACCACGGAAAAAAGAAAAACCGCCAGTCCACCGGGAGAAGAGGCTTCCCCGATTTTGACATGGCATTCTTCATCAAATTATAATTCACGCCGCTCCTGCCTCCTTCATGCGTGCTTTCCACGATAATTGTTCCGTTGGTCGGTACGGATTCAAACCCGCCGTTTACCACTTCCCTTGCCCTGTCCGGGAACCGCTTGGCCATTTTAGCCAGTTCGGAAACGTGCATGAACTGCGTTGTGCCTCCGCGAAATGTATTATCCGTGTAAATCACAGACCCGTTCCGGAACGCCAGCTTATTAGCCGTAGCTGTCACAGGAACAATAGTCCCATCCTTCTTGACCGTTCCCAAACGCCTCTTCTTCTCGCGCATCAGCCACGCAATAATGCGCCGTTCACGCTCAGCCCCTTCCGGCACATAATCCAGATGTTCCCATTGAAAACGCACTCCAAGAAGTTTTTTCTGACCCTCCGGCAACCTCCAATCAATAATTGCCGCAGTCTTATTCCCATTCCAGAATACAAAATCCGCCATCAACACGCCTACCAGCGTAGAAAGGCCCAACTGGCGGGCCTTCAAAATAGCATTGCGTCCATGTTGCCTTTCCAGAAACTTCCGCTGTACTTCATTTGGTCGGAAAGGAATAACAATGCCGTCAACATTCTTGATCCAATACAGATGTTCCAGCCGCCAAAGCCGGTTATTCAGCCTTTCCTTCCAATAATTCAGAACCTCCTGATACTGTTTCTCTTCCCTCTCCATAATCAAACAAATCTTCAAAGAACAGCCCTTGAATGCTCACATCCTGCTTTTCCGGAGCATAATCACCCGTCATCTTGTTATCCAAATCAATCGCCTTCATCCGCTCGGCATGGGAAGGCGGAACCTCAAACAAAAATTCATCACCGGAAAACAACGCTTTTCCGCGTGCAATTTCCGCGAGCTTGAGCCTCTTTTCTTTCAACGTCAGGCAATTTTCATCACAAAGACGCTCACGGATTTTCCTGATTTCTTCCTTGATTCCCGGCTCTTTCATTTTCCGGGAAGCCGCCGCCTGCGCGGATTCGTTGCTGGTGCAACAAAAACCGGCCTCAATATAAGCCTGATACGCCATCAATCCGGAGGCCACTTTCTCGCAAAAAATATGATCACGCTCACTTAACATTTCCTAACAACAAATTACATTCCAATAACTTACATCAAATCTTGCAAAGCCTCATTCTTCCCGGACTTGGTATTCTCTTCTTCTCGTATCCCCCCGTCATCCCTCAAGGCAAGGCAAGCCATCAATCCCTCAAACTCTCCAAGACATTGTTTCAGGGCATCAGAACCTTTCTCTGTCAAAGTATAAATATATTCCACCTGACCATGACCGGATGACCGGTAAGGCCGCAAAATTACATCATCCTGTTGTCTCAGGCGTTGAAGAACCTGCCTCGTATATTCCCGGTCAAAACCTGTTTCTAACGCAACTTCCATGCATGTCTGTTCCCGGTCTGCCAAAGCAACCATGACCGTTAATTGCCCCTGAGTCAGCGCGGATAAATGAACACGCCTGAAAAAACCGCGTAATGCTCGCAACAACATTTCCATGCGGGAACCTTTAGCACAGGGCGGCAAGAAAAAAATAGTCCCCAAATGATGGTTCCGGCTCCGGAATCATTCAAAAAAACAGAAGAGAGAGCATCAAATCCAGTTGGCTCATACTTACGCCAACCACGTTACAAACGTCTAAAAACTCTCCTATTGGAAAATATAAATGGATAAATCCTGATATCGGAGCATTCCGGAAATGATAACAAACTCAAAAACAACAAACAGGAAAAACACAGCATAAAGAAATCCGTCAGAAACCCGGCGAAAATCCATTGAAAAAACGCTCAAAAAACTATTGCCGCGCCTTGCCCGTTTCCGTGCCTGCTTGGCACTCGCAAAGCCCCCTCAGGGCCTTCACTCCCGCCAACCTGAAAAGATAAAATATTTTGTCATACCATTTGAAAACGAAAAAAGGACGGCCGCCGAAGCAACCGCCCTTTCGCAATGAATGTCCTGAAAGAACTAATCACAAATGAGATCTTCTGAATGCAGATTTTCTTTTTGTTCTTCTCTCAAGACTTTTAAAAACTTACCATAGAGGTCAGGTCTGTTAAGTTCTATTCCTAAACGACGAATCGCCTGCCCTAATGATTCAAAATCCAAACATTCTGAACCATACTTATAAGAATAATACAGACTGATGATACGATCCACGATCTCTTGAAAAGCCATTCTACTCGTTCCGGAACTCTCATTACTGCTTATCAATGGATTAATGGAAATATTTTCCTCAGCAGGTTTTACTATTCTAGACAAATTTCGAATATTTTCTAAAACTTCTTCTAAAATATCTGACTGAGAACGTTTTTTAGCTTTCTTATCCTTATCATCAGACGAAGAAAGAATACCTTCAATCATTTTTTGAACTTTAGGCCATTGATTTTCAAATATTTCATTCAATGTTTCTGTATCTCTTCCATTTTCTCCCTGCTTTTCATTAATATCTAACAGAAGTTTTCTAAAATCTTCCTTTTCAAATTTAGTCGCCTGAAAATTTGATAAAGGCCCTTGTACATCGCTCGGAGCTATATTAAAAAGAAGCACGCAAACTCTTGCATTATTTTTAGATTTTGATAAGGCTCCCGCTTCAAATAAAATCCATTCATTACTCAAATTATAAGGGGTCAAACAAATTAATCCTATTTCTGCATTTTCAAGATGAGTGGAAATAGCAGATTCCCAACGATCCCCTTTATCAATGTCTCTTGGAGTAAAATAAGGAGAAATATTTTGTAAAAACCAAGGAAGAACCTTTCTCATTATTTCTGCTAACTGGTAGCTTAACTCTCCGCTCCAACTAATAAAAATATTATCTTTCATATATTTATATCCATATACCAGCTTTAGGCAAATTCAAGTACAAATTTATTGATGAAAAAATCATCAAAAACATAAAATATTAAGATAAAATGATTAAAACAATATAATATTTGTTAGAACAAAATCTACATAGAAAAAGTCACAACATTTGACATTGTTACCCTCACCACTATTATAAACCTGTTCATGTTATTCCGCTCCATTATTCTCACGCTACTCATCTCTTGTCTCTCATCATTTGCTGAAAAAACTTTCTCTAACAACACCTCTGATATCGGCCCGAACGACGTTGACTGGAACGGTTTCTACACTACCGCGGAGGGGGAAAAAATCTACTGCCCGGAAGTTTTCCGGGAAAAACGCAGACAATACGCCATCAAAAAACAAAAGGAAAGGGATGAGCTTCGTGTCTCCAATGAAACCATTGCCATAAAAACCGCCTGTATCGTCATTGGCTCCCTCGCCTTGATTTACCTCATCCGCAACTGGTTCAAACCAAAGCCAGAAACGTCATCTATTACCAATATGAAAAAAAAGCTGCAGGAAGATTTAGAAAGGAAAAAAGACACCTCACCCCCGCTTACCCCAACAGGAATCCTCTTACGCACCCCGGAAAATGATCTCATCAGTCAATTAAAGCAGGACTGCCAAAACTCTTTAGCCCATTTCAATCAATATCTAGAAGAAAAACAAACACAACAAGGTCTAGCCTATGAACAATACATCGGCTACCAGTTAGAGACAAAAGGATATATCGTTTTCTACCGAGGAGCAACTTCCAGTCTACAGGATAAAGGAATAGACCTCATCGCCATAAAAAATGGACACATCCGACTCATCCAATGTAAATGCTTCAACGAAAATATTCAAAACCATCAAATCCAAAAATACCTTGGACATATAGCATTCGACTGGAAATTTGCACCAAACGCCCCCATTCATGGCCTCTCCCACACATGGGAACTCTATTACACTCCTTGGCTTAGCAAAGCTGCATACCAAGCCTGTAGAGATAACCACATCCAACTCACTAAGCAGAGTGCCGGTATTGCCCCTCCGGTCAAAGCTTTCCATTTTGAAGGGAAAAAACGCTACATGCTACCCGGCCAGCAATTTTATGATCACATCATCAGCTATATAGACGGTCAGGATCACAGACGCTTTTACAAACCGGAAGACGCGGAAAAAGAAGGATTTTCCCGTCTGCAACTCATTGACAACAATACCGTCAGACTCATCAATGAGGAAACTGTCACAGCATACGTTCAAGCACACCCGCAAACACCCTTGGAAACCCTCACCCGTCCGTGGTTGGACTTTTAAAATAAGAAAAAATATTCTAAAATCATCTTTTTACAAAAATCGAATTGACGACAAATGATTACAGGTTATAGTAACCAGCAGATGCCAAACCAACACGATCCAAGAAAGCGAAGTCTTGCTGTATATATCTCACGTGAACGCTACTACCAAGTTAAACGTTTGGCGGCGCGTGAAGGTATCAGCATGTCTCGCCTGCTTGAAATCCTTGTTGAACAAGCCGTCCGTGATATTGAATTAACACCAGAAGACTATGAACAAATCGCCTCAGAAATTAGAAACGCTCGATCAGGAAAAAAAGTCGATTACCGTAAAACTAAACAATGATATTTTTTTCAAACTGAAAGCATTAGCTGAAAAAGAACATCGCTCGAAAAGCGCACAAATTTGTTTTTTTATCGAACAAGGTTTTAGTAACCTAGAATATCGGCTAAATCTGGAACAGGCGATAAAAAATAATCGCAGGTTTTAGTAACCTTATTTTTTAACTGCCCTGCCATTTATGACGCCGGAAGAACTCAACACCCTAGCAGAACTCGTCACAGAAAAACTCTGGGACAAGTTCGCCGTCATGGGCGCAACCGGCATCTTCCGAGCCAATCCTTCCCCTGCCCCGGTGACAACGCCGGATGACTACATTTCTACGGATCAAATCACCCATGAATTCGGGTGTTCCAAGCAATGGCTTTACAACCAGCGCAAACGCCATCCCCAATGTTCCCGCCTTGTTAAAAACAACTCTTACGACCAGCGCGGAAAACGCTTCTGGAGCCGTTCTTACATCAAAAAAATAATCCATGAATCAGAGGAATTATGAATGCAAACCAACGCCTTATCCTCAATCTGGACACCAAATACAGCCGGCACCTGCTTTCTTTGCCGGAAACGGAACTCCGGAAACGTCTTGTTCATACATTGGAGCAACTGACGCACTACGCTTCCCTTGCTGATTCCGAAGTGCATCAGGAAGACCCCGTATTTGGAAGTATGCTTTACGCCCACCTGATCAATGTAGGAATTGCACAGCAAACAGACGGTAGTGTTCACCTTACCCAGCGCGGTAAAGACTTGCTGTTTATTCTGGCGTGCTATCTGGACGCAACCATCACGGAATCAGCTAATAACGAATTTTCCCTGTGAACTACTCGCCCGTCCAGCACCATCACACCCAGAGCCGGGAATTTAAGTCTGCACGGCTCTCCCAGCGCGGAATCTGGATAACCCTTTTGCAATATTGCACCAGTCAGGAAAACAACGGAATCATTAAAAATTTCGCATCTTGGAAACCTGCTGAAATCCGGAAAACGCTGAACGTAGATCCTGCCACTCTCCGAAAAAAATCCACCCTTTGGAATATGGTCGGGGAAGACCTGCATATTTACGGCTATCCCCACGACAAACAAGCCATACTCAACAAAAAGCGTCAAACTCTGGCCAACAATACCGGCGTGCAACCTTCCCCCCGTCCGGAAAACAATCATCCCCCGTCCCCGTCCGGAAAATCGGAAAACAAAACGCCGCCGCTCGCATTCTGGGCCTTTCTGCGGAACACCTGCGTTATGGATGCTTGGCAAAACAAAGACCTCAACCAAAAAGAATACGCCGCCGCCATACAGGCTTACCAGCAAACGATCACATGCGGAGACCGGGACTGGCAACTACTGAAAGCTTACTATAACGGATATTACAAACGCGGCCAGACCAGAGACAGCCACAACAATAAATACTACTGTCCGGCATCCCGGCTTAAATTCTATGAAGACATCATTGACGTGCTGACCAAGGCGGAATTATGGGCGAAAGACACGCGCTGGAAACCAAAAATTTCCCCGGCCAACGCGCCGCCGCCACAACGCAACCTTGCCATCCCTCCTCCACAGGAAACGGACGTTCCCGTTACCCCCGAAGAACTTAAACAATTTTTTGACGAAATAAACCCGCACTAAACAACTGGAAAAATGAGATACTACATACACCCCTGCAAACTCCGCTTGAGCCGCCTATGGATTTTTGACGACGGTATTAGAAGCTGTTGCCGCGTCGCTGTCAAATTCGGCATCCGAAAACGGCATGCTATCAAAGGAACCTCCGTCACCATGTCCCCCGGAGAAGCCAGACAGGAATTAAATTCTATGGAAAAAGTCCTGTTTCAGGAAGGTTTCTGGCCGCTCTGGCTCTGGATATTATGCTGTAGTGCTTATGTCATCACGGCGATACAACTTTTATCATTTATTTTCAACCTTTAATGCCGTGTACAATGAACATTTTTCAAGCCTATTTAACCATCACAAAAAATATCAATACCAACCCTATCCTTACTCACGGAGAAACTATTACGTTGGCCGCTATAGCCATTGGAATAAACACCACTCAGCAAATATCGGATTCCCTGCACCTGAATCTTAAAAGCATTCAAAGGAACATTTTCAATCTCCTTAAAAAAAATCTCATCATCCGTCATAGAAAAACTATCTGGCCATACAACGCCCACTACACTCTCACGCCCTCCGGAGAAACCACTATTACAGCCATTATGAATTATAAAAACCAGACCACACCTTTCTAAACCATGAATAACAATGTGAAAGAACGGCCCATCCTGTTCAGCGGGGACATGATCCGCGCGCTATTGCAGGAATACAGCATGCCCGGCCAGTACAAGAACCAGACGCGCCGCACGCACGGCCTGAACCGGTTTAATGATTTCCCGAAATTTCTGGAAGAAAAAGGCTGGGAGATTCAGGAATTCATAGAAGAAAGTCCCGGCTGGTGGCTAGCTATCTCCAACGACGAAGACGGGGAATTCCCGGATGATGATTTTAATACATGGGTAAGATGCCCCTATGGGAAAGCGGGTGATCGACTGTGGGTGAAAGAAACTTTTTTCGAGGTGTACAATGATCAATTCCAGCCCACCGGGAAATATTGCTACGCCGCCACTCACCAAGGTTATGTAAATGTCTTGGACGACGACGGAGGCATCAAAATTAACAAAGATGGCTCGAATGCGTCACCATGGAAACCCAGTATTCACATGCCGCGTCGGGCCGCCCGGATTTTACTGGAAGTGACGGAAGTAAGAATTGAGCGGCTGTTAGACATTACTCCGCAGGATGCCCAAATGGAGGGCATTGAAAGCGTTTGGCACGACGAAATGACTGATGCCCACTTATGGAAGGATTATTCAGGGAAATCCAATGGATTGGCTTTTGCCCGGATGTCTTTCTTTTCCCTGTGGGATAAAATTAAAGGAACCGGATCAGCTAAAATGAATCCGTGGGTATGGGTGATTAAGTTCAAGGTTTTAACAATTAACGGAGATATTAAATGAAAACGCTTAAATGCCCACTGTGCGGAACGCCTCTAAAACAATTCGAAGACCTTTCATACGAAATGGCAGGAACCGTAGGCTGTCCCGAATGTGAATGGACTACGTTCAAAGCGTATCCGGAAGAAGCATGGGAGGCCGCCGAAAAATTTATATCCCTGTTCCCACTATTTATGCGAGTAAATCAGGGAGACAATATCAAGTTGGATTTTGAGGACGATATTTTAACCGTCATTGGCAAAGATACCACCCGCTGTAAAATCTATCTTGAGAATTGCTATGGGAATATAGAAACAGCCACGCCGGATGACGTGGATCAATGGCCGTGGGAACTTAAAACGGAAGGAGGGGACGAATAATGAAACGGAACCCTCACATCATCGTCCAGCAGGTTTGCCCCATGAAGAAAACCGACGATGGGAAATACGAAGTGCAGGCCGCGATTGTCCACCACAAAGGGCTTATCGCCCGCTATCGCATGGAGTACCCCACGAAACGGCATGCCCGGTGGGCGCAGCACCTTATTCGCACGGTGAACAATATTTCACGCCTCCGTTGTTCTGATGAACTTAAAGCCTTGATTGAGAAAGGAGGGAGCAATGATTAACATCCTCTTATCCGTCAGTCGGCCTTTCTCCGGTTTTATCATGGACGGGCAAAAGACATGGGAGCTGCGTAAAAATAAGCCACGCATCCCCCACGGAGAACACGTCACGCTGTGGCTTTATGAATCCGGCAAGGACGGGGAGTGGGCAATTATCGGCAAGTGTAGGATAGTCTCTTATGTGGCTTTGCGCCATATGCCATTCGGGGATGCCTTGGATTTACTGATCAGAGAAGCCTGCGTGACGGAAGAGCATATCCGCGAACAAATAAAAGCACTCGAAAAGGAAGCTAAGTCCCTTGGTGAAAAACTGAGAGAAGGGGAAATAATCATGTTTCCGGAATATCCGTTGCCTGAGGATTAAACGTCTGATCAATCATGAAGTCTGGAACGATAAAGAAGAAAAAGTCCGTAAGAAGGAAAACGGCGGCACCGAAGACGGTTGTCCGGAAGAGTTACATCTTACGCAAGCGGCGCCTGCTGAGCATGCTTTGGAGTCGCGTGAATGAGATTGAAAAGCACGTGCCTAAGTCTCTGGATGAAGCCGTGGAGTTATCCCGGCAGTCCCGAAGATGGAGGAAGAGGCTGGCAAGGTTTACCAAATTGAAAACAACGGCAGTTCCGGTTTATGCGCTGATTGTGGATTGCTGGGGAAAGTCACTTCTGCTTGGGGCCAGCACCCGGAAGAAGATGGAGGATCTGATCAACGGCTCCGAATCGGTCAGGAATGCCGGGTATAAACTGGTTTGCCTGAGCGAGCTGATGACAGGTTCCACACAGATTGATGAAATGGCATTTGCACAAGGGAAGGAGGGTATATGAAGCTGACGCCTGAACAGAAAGCTTTTTGATTATAGAAAAACAGAGCGGCACCACCAGAATGCAAAGCCTTTCGCTCTAATGAAATAGAACAGGAACAGATTGACGATTGATTATGCTGCGAAGAAATCTACCTTTTAACAAGGCTCAAATTCATAATAAAATCTATAAACTTCATACGTACTTTATTAAAACTATTATCAATACGTGGATTAACTATAAGACTTTTATCAATCGGAAAATTTCTACTACCAATACCAGTTTCCGGATCAATAGTAGGATCCAAGCATTCTATTATATTTCTAATATCATACAAATGAGAATTTTTCTCAACATTTTCCAATTTAAATAAATTAACTAAAAATTCAACATCGATATTAGAAACACTACATGTTTTAATAAAATCTCTATTAAAACAGTAACAGTAAACAGCTACAACTGATAAAGTCTGCATATATAAATAATCACGAGACATTCGATCACTTATATTAAACATTTTTAATACATCACAATAGCGAACAAAATGCTCAACATCTCTTAAAGAATGTGAATTATTTTCTAAAATATGTTCAATAAAAACAAGAGCAGAGGAATTAAATATATTTGGAATTTTTTGCTTAGCTAACAATTCACTAAAATATTGATTCGCTAGAGTTAACTCCCCGTCATATACAGGCAAAGACACAACTATCTTTATAAATTTATCTACATATCTCGATATATCTGATCCATTTCCATAAACATGAGAAATAGCTGCACTTAATTGGTTCATATTTGCAACCAATAAGAAACTTACGTTAGGAACCTCAAACACATGTTTAATCTTCTCTAATAGGGTAATGGAAAAATCCGGACGGCAACGATCCAACTCGTCAACAACAATAATCATCCTCTCATCCCTAGCAAGTTCAGCAAGAATACTCTTCAACGTTTCAATATTGCTATTAGATTCTTCATACTGCTGTAAAAAAGCATTCACTATAGCATCTACCCCCTCTTCCGCAGACTTCTTAATAGCATCCGATAACTCGTCTCCAATGCTATCTGCGTTCTGCCTCAAAAGCACACCAATAGCAGCTTTTGCTCCTATCTTAAAGCAACTCTTTGCTAAAGCTATACTGGCATTTTTCCACTTTTGATAACGCTCAGATGTATCCCCGTTTCCCTCTTTATCCTTTATAAAACGTGCAATATTGCCAAGCAACATCAATAACGGATCATCCCCATGATCTTCCGCAAACGCATCAATGTACAGACATTGACACCTTGGAATATTCTTATTCGCCTCATCTTCTTTATTCTGATCAGCCCTGATCAAATTAATCAGTTTATGACAAAACTCCGTTTTCCCGACTCCCCAATCACCATCAAGCACCATTGGAGAAAACTGATCATCCATCAGTAAATTAATTATTTTTTCAGCAACTGCTCGCCTCTTAAACTCATCCCTATACTCAAACGTCAACTCATCATTGCTCATGTCTTCAAAAGACTAAAAATTCTTTCTAAAGTCAATAAAAACAAATAAAATGAATGACTACGACGCCAGAACAGAAACCCTCCTTTATTACACTGAATACTGCCAAATAGCAGGTCTTTCCATTACTCCAGAAAAACTGCTCCACGACGATATACAAAAAGCCATGACTCCTAATGGCGTCTGCCTCTGGACATCAAACCTAGTTTTCTTTGCATGGGAAATAGGCAATCAAACACTCTGGATAGAACATGCCATAGGATACCTTTCTGACCTGATTCCGTTGGCATCAGCCTACGGCTCGGAATGGATAGTCCGCTACCAACACCGCAACAAAATACGCCATCAAAATATGCACCGTTTACTGGGCAGACTATAATGCTATTTGTGTAAAAAATTATGTAAATAAACCATAAATAACTTACTATAAACAATAATACAATTCTACCGCGTACCATTTTTCTTAAAACCCCGTTCCTTTCCGGACGGGGTTTTTCATTGCCTCCCTCCAGTCAATAGACATAGCATCAGCCTTCCCCCGTAACAGGCTCAATTGAAAAATGCCGGCATAAAGAGACGGTTAATGCAGAAGTTTGCGCTGATAAGAAAAAATACCGGATATCTCCCTCTTTACTCACTTACAGTGAAAGACATGATGAGCATTTAACCTCATTAGTCTCCCATACAGGGAAAAATGTTTTTCCAACTTTTTTTGAACACAAGCCCCTTCCCGGGACGCTAATGGTAGGAGGGCAGCTTAAGGCCCCAGCCCTTACCCCCTCCTTCCCTGATGAAACAATGACTATTAAAAGCCCGGCGGAAAGCATTCCGCCGGGCTTGCTTTTTATAAGACTCCGCCGGTTAAAACGTCCGGGAAATTAACGGGTAGTCAAACGATCATATAACTCATTGGCATATTTATGATTGGGATGGTTCACATTCATATACGCCTCATAAAGAGGATGGGATGGATCCGATTCCATCCGCATGGCTTCCTCCGCAGGGGAAGGCGCCGCATTTCCTGTATGATGGAGAGGAGCTTCATCAAGCAGGCGTGATGCCTGGTACAACAGGCGGATTGCATCCGGATTGGAACCGAGTCCCGGATTATCCAGTAAAGCGTCCGCATCCACCCCTGTTTCAGAGGCAAGCCGCCGAAGAACGGCGGCAGCCCTGCCCATGTTGCGTTCATAATTGGCGCCCCATTCCTGCTGAAGGGATTGTTCCGCCTGCATTTCCATCTCCATCCGGGCATCTTCCATGTGCTCACGGGCCTCGTTATATGCCTGGGCCATTGTCTCCTGAAGAGCATTCATTGCCTCCGGCGGTACTCCGTAACGATAGGCCGTGCGGGCCATACGCTCTGCCAGCCCGGCATTCCATTCGCTTTCCGGCGTGGATTCAGGACGTTCCAGACGGTATTCTTCCTCCGACTCCGGCAATCCGGCCAGCCGGCGGAATCGCGCCATCTGTTCTTCATTCTCCACACCGGGATAACGTCGCAGGCGTTCCAGCTCCGCGTAACTCTTCGCCAGAGCCTCCGGCGTCTTAAACTTGGAAAGAGATTTCTCCATCCCTTTCAACTCATCAAACCGGGCGTACCAATCCGGAGCAAAACCTCCGTCCTCACCCAGAAGGGGAGGAAAAGGTTCAGTTTGAACTGCGGTTTCGGACAGCGCGTCCGTCTCCGGGGAAACGGCCCCGGAACCCTCCGCATCCCTGATAGGAGCGGCCATGCTGTTATCAATGGAATCAATCATTTTTCTCTTCTTCTGTAGTTTCTTTAATGGCTAATTGAAGCTGGCGGCGGATGTACAGAAAGATCTCCCTGTAGGCATCCCTCCTCATGGCGTCCAGAGGATCGTAATTCCCCGGACTTCCTTGAAAAACGGGCAAATCAGTCTGGAAACGGGCTTCCAGAAAGGAAAGAGTCTCATGCCCGTCCGGGGTGTCAAACACCCGGAGAAGCTGGCGCCTTTTGAAACGGGCCTCCCGGACGGAGGCCTCCTGCTGCAATGTCGTATCCTGGTTCATTTCTGAATCGCGGTTAACTGGTCAAGCAAGGGATTGAGGGAAGCATAAGGATCCTCTTCCGCCGGAGCCAGGGAGGCTCCCTGCTGGAGGTCCGCCCGTTCCTTCCGCATGGCACGGACATCGGCCCAGGGCCTCAGCATGCTCTCCGGGGCGCCGTCCACACGGGCGGACAGGCGGAAACAGTGGTCCCAGTCCACATGATCCGCCAAATCCGGGGTAGCCTGCATCATCATATTCAGCCGCTGAAGGCTGCGGTCCATCCCTTCACTCTGCAAGCGCCTGAGCACCAGGGCAATCTTTGACTGATAGACAACCCTGGGTTCTCCGACGGCAACGGAGCCGTCCCTCCCTACCCTCAATACCGCACGGGGTGGCCTGGGAAACTTGCCCATCCGGAACAGCAGGGAAAAAATGCGTGTCATTGTGGAATACAGATCACTCACAAACAGCGTGAAGGAAGGAGAAAACATCAAGACGCGCTCATTCTCCCGCGCCATGACCTCCGTGGCAGTCATATTGCCGCGGTGCCCGCTCCAAAGCTCCAGCATGGGCAGATAATAGGCACGGCGTATCGCATCCTGTTTCTGTGCCAGACGGTCCATCCCAACATCATACCTGCCCTGCGTAGCCCATTCCCGGGGAAGGTGAAGGGAAGCGGCCTCCGGGGTAATGACGGTCCTGCCGCCGGCCCGCAAATCCACCTCCCCAATCTGGTTGGCGAGCTCCAGAATACGGGGAAAGGCGGCCACCTCGCCAAGAGTGTCCAGAATACGGTTCAGGAACTGCACCTGCTGGATGGCGGGAAACACCAGCCTGCCGGGAGCCAGACCGTACGGGCCTCTGCCCCACTTCAAAAAACGGGTTACCAGATAAGGGAACTCCATGTATCCCCCTTCCTCCACAATCACCTGGTCGTCCAGAGACAGGTAAACGCTTTCAAACGGCATGTGGGAGGCCTGCTCCCTGCGGCGGCTGCGCCGGGTGCGCGGGCGCACCACATGCAGAAACCTCAGAGTTGTGGCATACGGATTGCCTCCGCGCTCCAGAATTTCCCGAGCCTTGGGCCCCAGAGCTTTCACCCCGAACATGGAGCGTGCCTGATGAGCCGTGTAGGTAAACTCCCTGACGTAGGTATCCACCCGGCCTTCCGCATTCTCCGCACAGGCGAACTGTCCGCACGGAATATTGGTGAACAACAGCCTTCCGTCCGAGGATGTGCCCGTAAACAGGCTTCCGGTCCCCAAAGCCACCCGGTCCAGAAAACACTCATGGATCTCCGTATAAAAATTGGAAACGGACAATTCTTTCAGGGCAATTTCCGAACACTGGTTATACCAGGCCTCCGCCTCGTCGCCTCCCCGGTCATCCGGAGCCGACCACTTGAACCATACGTCATGGCTGGGCGTAATATAGGACATATGGCCGCTGGCCAGCTTCTGGCATGCCTCCACAGCCGTAGTATCCGTCATGCGGTCCATGGCGTCCCTGTTGGGTAGGGAAACCTCCCCTTCCCGATTCAGGCGGCGAGGCAGCACGTAATCCCTCAGACGGTCCCACCACGTTTCCCATGGCGCGCGCTGGGCGGCCAGGGACTTGTACACGGAATTCAATTCCGCAGTTCTTTCTTCCATGGCAGCACCTATCCCAGAGTTTTCCTAAGCAGAGTCCGCGGATTGACCTCCCCCTGCCCGGCGGAAGAATGACGGCGCGCCAGAATGGTGGAAATCATTCCCTGCCTCTGCCGTTCCCGGGCCTGATAATCTTCCCCTACTTCTTGTTCCACGCTCTCCGCCTTGACCGGGATGGTCTGCTCTGGAGCAGAAGCGGAAGGTGTGGACGGTTTCATAAATCCCATAATTTCTTTTGCTTTCTATTCATGGTTGATACTGATTCCCCTTCCCTTCTGCCGGATATAAGGCTCCAGAGGATGCCGGACGCCCGCCTCACAGACAATCCATGCGGCGGGGGCGTCCTTTTCCCATGGAAGGAAAGGGAACTCTCCCCACCTGCCCGGGCAATCCGGGCAAGTGCTTGCATTTATCAAATAAACAAATCGGCAAAAAATGCACCTGAGGAAAAACCGGACGCATACATGCCATTGGTGGCATCAAAGAGGTCGCCTCCAAACGTGATGCATTCCGCATCCGTTTCCTCCAAAACATAGGGCGCTATGATCAATGAATCCTTACTTCAGCCGGATACGCCATCCGCGCTGGACATCTGCAACGCGGCCCTCTCCAAAATAGGGGAGGCACCTCTGGACGCGCTGATTGCCAATGAATCCACGGCATCCCGCCTTTGCGTTCTTCATTACCATCCGGCCCGCAGGGAAACCCTTTGCATGGCGCGCTGGACCTTCGCCGCCACGCAAACCACTCTGGACTCCGTTTCCGCACAGGCGCCCAATTCCCTGACCCCCTATCAATTCACGCTGCCCGCAGACTGCCTGCGCGTGCTGGATGTGGAATGCTCGGAATGGAAAATGCAGGGACGCCGCATTCATGCTTCCTGCGCCCCGCTGCCCCTAAGCTACATTGCCGATATTGAAAACGCCGACCTATTCGATCCCCTCTTCATGGACGCACTGGCCACCCGGCTGGCAGAAAAACTGGCCATGCCCCTGACGGGCAACCAAAGCCTGCGCCAGAATCTTAACCAGGAATTCCATAAAATCATTCTTCCGCAGGCGGCTACCGTCAATGCGGTACAGTGCTTTTCCAATGATTCCCACCCGCTGCTGGATTTGCTGAGAAAAATCAAATCGCCCTCTTGCCCGGAAGAATGTGAATAACATGAGAATAATAAGCAAATAACATAATAATAAGTTGTGAATACACACTAATGAAAGCACTGGATTTCATACAGATATTTGCCTCCAACGTCCGCAGGCTGGACTTTCGCCTCAGCAGTGCCCAGGTCATCCTGGCCGTCATTGCCGGATACAGGCGCCACAGCACCATTACGGAAGCCACACGCCTGCACCCTAATACCGTCACCAATATCCTGCAGGATCTCATTGCGCAGGGATATGTCAACCGTATTGGAGACGGTCGCCCTTATGTTTACCGGCCCACTGCAGATGGAGAACAGCTTGCCGGAAACCTGCTGGACAAAAATACATTCCCCGGCATATGAAAAATCCCCTGCTCAGTACGGAAGAAAAACGCCGCTGGTTGGCCCGCGTTTTCCGGGACGAGGACGGAGAATACTCTCAGGCGGACAAATTCAAGGCGCTGGTGGAAGACACCAAACTGGCAACCCTGCAGCAGGAAGAGGAGGAATTCAAACGCCAGCGGGAAATGGGCGCCGAACCGCAGGACCCCATCCTGGCTCTGCTCCAGTCCCTCCCCCCGGCAGAACTCAATCTCAATAATCACCCCTCTTCCTGACAACTTAACAGGATGATGGAACAAAAAAGCTCTCTAGACCAAACAAGCTCGGAGAGCTTTTTCTTTTCCAGATAAGTTACGTACTCCCTGGAAAGTACGGCGGGAGGCATCTTCTCGAAGCTTGCCCTCGTCATGTTTCAGTCCACGCACTCCTTGCGGAGTGCGACCCATGAGAGACCTAAGGCCCGCCCGTACTACCTTGTTTCAATCCACGCACTCATGAGAGTGCGACTCCTGGGCGTCTATGACACTAATTATCAACAGTGCAACGGGCGTTTTGCGCCAACCTCCCATGGGAGGTACAAAGATTCCAGGTCGTAAAAAGAGATGATAGTTGTCAAGCTCAGAACCCCAACGGATTACGAAAATCGCCGGTATTCCGGAAATTTCCTGTGAGCTTGGGGTCGGCGGAAGGAAGACCGGGAGAGAAGCTTTTCATGCGTTAAAAAGCCTGCATCTCCGGCAACCAAGGCCTGTGCACGATGCGGAAATATCCTAGCCTGTTCCCTCTTTCCCTGTAACGCGCCAAGACATCTGATAGAACTACGACAAGTATCTTATATAACTTGTCAAATTGACTGCTCCGTGCAGGGGGTCTGCATCGACTCTGCCTCCCCCTTACAAGCGGCCAGCAGGTCTCCCCAGTCCACCGCCTCGTCGTCCTCCCTGGCCACTCCCTCCCGGAGCATCCTCTCCCTGGCGTCGGCCAGCAGGTGCATCACCCTGGCCCGTTCGCTGGCGGGTTGGTTGGACATGCGGGGGCTGCCGGTAATCACCACGGCAAACCTGGCCGCGTAACTCTCGGCGCTTACCGTGCGGCTGGGCCAGCACCAGGCCGTCCATATACTCCACGGGGAACGTTTACGCCATGGCTCATCAATGCGGCACAATGCTGCCGGAACCCTGGCCAACACCTCCCGTCCAATCGTCCAATCTTCCGGGGCGCGGTCATCCAGGAGACTCCAATCCATCTCCCGATAAAGACGTCTGGCTATCCAGCCTCTCAATGCGTACAAACACCCGAAGACTCTCCAGTCTCCATTGACAAAATCTCCGGAGGTGTACATCTGGCACCAGGGGCGCTGCTCCATCCAGCGCAGCCAGCCGCCATCCAGCAGAGCCGTGTCACAGTCGACCTTGACCAGGATGTCGTCATCCTCCGCCTCCCGGCACATCTCGGAAAGCATGCCCCGGATGCAGTCAGGCCCGCGCAGGTTGCCGTGGCGCTCCCAGGAGGACTGCACATACTCCGCTCCCATGCTCCGGAGAGCCTCCGCCGTCTCCTCCTGCACCGGGCTGGACGCATCGTCCACCACCGTCACGCTGGCACAGGGCACGGCCATCCGGGCGCACCGCACGCAAGCCACCGCCTCAGCGGCGTCTCCGGAATACGAAAAAATAAAGATTCTGATCATACTATTATCTATAGGGTAAAATTTAGATGGCGGGGCCGTATGGGTAAAAAGTGCCGTGATTGAGCGGAATCTGGATGGTGCCCAGCATGTGCTGGTAGACCTCTTTGTCCTGCACCGTCGCAATGTGGAAAGAATAGGAAAATTCCTCTGACTCGTCCGCCAACTCGTCCGTAAGAATGAGAGGGTTGACTGTACCCTGCTCATACATGATCGACGTGCCGGTCAGTTTCCCTTTGCCGTTGAATTTGACGTCCAGCCAAATTTCACCGCCCGTGAATCCCTCCTTGGTAAACCAGCCGGAGGTGTCGTCTCCGGGAGTCTGTCCGATGTACACTCCCTGGAGCATCAGCTTGCCGCGCCGCATCCGGTAGCCGGTTACCTCGGTGTTGTCGTCAGACCAGTCCAGCTCCACCTGCAAATCATAGACGGGAGGCTTGTCGGGAGCCTCCGTCCAGACAATCTCCCCTGACGGTCCCAGAGTCGGAGCGTCCGGGGACTTGTACGCCTCGTCGTCATATTGCAGGGTCAGCATGGGATTGTCCTGCTGCTGGTCCTGATCCAGAGTCTCCTGGCCGGATGCCAGCTGCTGAACCCGGTCCACCATATCCTGGAGGGACAGATGCGCCGGAACGCCGGTGTTGAGGCTGGTGGACTTGCCGGCGAGATCGACCGTCACCCCCTGTACGGAGGTAGCCATCTCCAGGTAGTCCCGGCGCGCCCCGGTAATCGCCAGACGGCGACCAACCAGGTTGGCAGGAGAGAGCGCCCGCAGGGAGTTGACGCGGCCCTCCCAGGGCATGGCGCGGGTGATCTCATAATATTCCCGCAGAATGGAAGAGTAGTCGGGCCAATCCGTGGTGGAGGACGGCGGCGAGCCTCCGCCGCTGGAAGGGGGATTGCTGCCGTCATCTCCTCCGGAGTCGCCGGACTTGCTGACCCGGTAGCGCATGCGGCTCTTGTTGATGGTGCGTCCCTGCCAGCGCAGCCAGTTGTACCAGCGCGTTTTGCCGTCCACCTGTTTGGTGTGCGGGAACAGCATCTCGCACCCCCTGGGAGGCCGGGTGTCCGTGTACAGGTACTGTTTCAGCTCCACGTAGCACCACTTGATTGTCTTGCAGGCCTCGCTCAACTGGCCGCTTACATGCTCATAGGCCTGCGCCGACTCCGCCGTGGAATAATTGCTCATGTCGGTTCCGTCCACGCCGGCCACTACAGATTTTTTGATGGTCCCCAGCTGCAGTCCTGAGACGGATGACAGCTGGGATACCTTGCTGAACCACCATTTTCTGGCGTTTGAATCCGCACCGGACGGCAATTTGACGCCGCGGACCTCGACAATCGGCTTGGTAAAGTCCCAGACGGGAGACTCGCTGCCGACGGGAGCATCATCCTCCGTCGATGTGGAAGACAGCGCTACCTGGGTAGTGACGCATCCCTCCTGGCGCAGGCTGGCCCCCCTGGGCCAGACCTGGGACCGGCAAGCCTGCCGTCCTGCCGTCAGGACGACGCCCACGGCCGGAGGCACCAGATCCGGCCGGGGAGAAAGCGAGATGGCAGAGAGGCAGTCTTGCGCCCGGTCCAGCGTGACTACGGGCAACCCGGCCCCGTCGGCCACCCTGATCACGGGGGAGGAGCCGGAGTAATCGACCCAGCACACCATGCCGGGACGGCCTGCCAGCATTTTGCGGAGCACCCCGGCATACATGTCGCAGCCAAGCGCCGTGTCCCACATCCAGGCGGAGGGGGATACGGTCACCTCAATGCCGACGCCGGAGGGAATAAGCCCGTACTTGCGGGCGTCCTCCAGAGCCCACCGCACCGTGCCGGCAATCTTGATTTTACGCGGGGCGTCCGCGCCGCTGCCGCCGCTGACCTCGGTATAGGCGGATACGCCGCCTCTCAACGTGCCCCCAGGATTGAAACACAAGGCCGCCTCCAGGGGCTGGAGAATATCGCAAGCCTCAATGTTCCAGCGCCAGGCGTCGCCGGACTGTTCCAGGGAGCACTTGCGGATCGTTCCCTCCAGGATGGTCACGCCATCCCATACCACGCGCACCGGCTCTTTATATAGATAGGGAGCCGTCTCATCCTGATCTCTGGCCAACTGCTGCCAGGTCGCCCTGGCGGCGGTAAAGTTGCTCCACTCGTATTTAGCTCCCTTAATGGCCCGGTTTGTCAGCTCTACAACTCTCATAGGGGGAATGTGGTGATTAGCGGCCGAAGCTGGCGCGGGACTGGAGAGTGGCTACCTCCTGCTCCATTTTCCGCAGTCGGGCGTCGTACTGGGAGGCCTGGGAAGCAGACTGCCGCGCGACAGCCAGAAATTGCTGCATGACGTCCAGGATGCGCCCGCTGGTCTCCCCCTGTCCAAACATCTGCCGGGCAAACTCGCCGATCATGGCGTTGTAGCCCTGACCGGTTGCAGGCTGGGGAGCGGGCTGCGGATGAGGCTGCGGAGCCTGCGCTCCGGCGCGGATCCGCGTGCGCACCTCATCCTCGGCATCCAGATCGCGGCCCTCCAGAGTGACGCGTCGGGGTCTGACCGGTTGTGGTCTGGACATGGCCGTCAGGATACGGCCCAGCTCGCCCTGGACCAGTTCCCTGACCAGGGAGACGACGCGCTGCCCGGCGGCATCGTCCGCGTTGATGCGCATGCTCAACGCCTCCAGCTGCCTGACAGTGGCCTCATTGAGGACGCCGTACTTGGCCACGTCCTTAAGGATCGCCACAATCTTGCTGGCGGCCCCATCCTTGGGCAGGCTGGGGGTGATGTCGGCCAGGCTGTCCAGCTTGTCCTTGAACCGGCTCGCCTCCAGGTCCTTGCGCTCCAGGGGAGTAAGCAGGTTGCGCTCTCCGGACGCGGCTCTGGAATAGCCCTTGATCATGTCGTCCACCATCCACTTGACCTTGGCTCTCAGCTCCCTGGGCAATCCCTTGAGGGCCTCGTCACGCATCCGGGCCAGACGCGCGGAGTCCTGCTCGGACATATAGCCGGCATCGGCCATGTGCTGCCCCTCGGTCAGCAGGCGCTTGAGCTGCGGAGTCTCCCGGTCCTTATAGTCCTGACCGGTTGTAAGCTGGTCGTAGTGCTCGCGCCAGCGCTTCTGAACCTTTTTGCGTTGGCTGGCCAGCTCGGCGAGGTCTTTCTGGCGGCGTTCGTCGGCGGCCACGGCGCTGGCCTGGTCGGCCTTGGCGGCAGCGATTGCCGCCTCCTTGGAATTGATTTCCTTCTGGAACTGCAGAAGCTGCTGCTGGGTCGTGACGTTGGACTCGTCCAGTTTAAGCTGATCCTCAGCATTTTTAAGACGTTCTTTCCGAGCTATTGTGCTGGTTTCGTGTTCCTTGATGGCATTGGAGATATCCACCTTCATCGCCTCGCCGCCGTCGTGGTCTGGAGAATATCGCTTGAGGGGATTGTTGGCACGATAATACCCCTCAATCGCTGCAATTTTGTTTTCAACCTGTTGCCGTTCTGACTGCTGGGCTTTGTCTTTGTCGATAACTACACTGGCGGAGGCTATCTCTTTGTTGATGCGTTCCAACCGGGCTCGGTCATTTTGTAATTTTCGCTCCGTCTCATAGATGGCTTTTTCCGCTCCCAACAACGGATTCATCCGCTGCTGCCTGTTGAGTTCCTGCGTTTTTTCCAGCAGATTGATTCTCTTCTCCAGCTGTTGCTTTTCCGTTTCCCATTTTGCCACTTTCGGTAAAAGAGCCTTGGCCTCCTGGTGATGCTGCCCCAACTTCTCCTCCTGATCCTTGAGCGTGAGATAACCATCTCCTGTCATGCCGGCATAGGGGGATTTAGCCGCCTGCTCCTGCTCGGCCTTAATCAGCTGGACCTGCTTGGCAGTCTCGTCGCGGGCCTGGATAGCGGCATCCAGCATGATCTGCTGGCGGTCCAGACGGGACTTGGCAGCGGATTTGGCCTCGGAGGCGTCCAGGTCAGCCATCAGGGCGGCAGCCGTTTCTTTGCTGATTTCCCCTCTGATCTCGCGGGTCTTGACAATGGTGCGCTGCAGCTCCAGCTCCTTCTGGCGGAGGGCATCCACATGGTCCACCTCCGCCGTGCGGTTGACGGCCAGCTGGCCGATGAGCTGGATGCGCTGGGTGTAAAGGTCGTTGATAGCCGTGATTTTGCGCTGCTCCTCGTCGTAGATGCGCTCGCGTTTGGCATTGGTCAGCGCGTCAGTATAGGCCTGCTCGCGCGCGGCGGCCTCCCTGGCCAGCCGGTCTTTAAGTTCCCGCGCCCGTTTGACGGCGGCCTTGTCTACGCCCTCAATGTATTTTTCCCAGCCGTCCAGGATGGCCTGTCCCCAAGCTACGCCCCGGCCGTAGGCAGCCTCCAGCTCGTTGGGGATGTTGAACGTCGCCTGTACCTTGGCCTTGAGGTCGCCCAGTCCAGCCGCTGCTTTCCTGGCTCCCCGTTCCATTTTGCGCCCGGCTTCCTCTCCTTTGCTTCCTGCCTTGTCCATCTCATCGCCGGTGGCCCTGGCCTCCTGTCCAACCTTGCTGACGGCCTCCTGCACACCCTCTGCAGCATCGCTGGTCTTATCCAGAGCCTCGGCGGACTCCTCAGCGGCATCCGTCACCTCTTCCAGATTGGAGGCGGCTGCATTGTCGTCCAGCTCGTCGTTGACCTGCTTGGCCGTCCTGCGGACCTTGTCCAGCCCCTTGTTGACCTGATCCAGTCCCCGCGTGTCGGCCTTGGCTTCCACACCTACCTGTACCTTGTAATCCTTGTCTGCCATGGTGATATGATAGTTATTAGTTAAAGTTTATAGATGGTTAAGAAATGTCTCCCGTCAGAGTGAGGGATACCTGCAGGGCGGCCCAGGCCTTGCCCTCCATGCCGGGGAGGCGTATGTCCTCCGGACGGCGGCCCATACTCGGACCGTCCGCGCCGAGATCGTGATCGCTCGTGAGAGGCAACGGCTGGGCAAGATCCACCGTAGCGTGATAGGTTCTGGTCCGGCCCGGACGGCCCCGGAAATAGCAGGACAACCAGGTAACGGCTCCCTCCGGGTGAAGGGTGAGCGTCTCCTGGAGGTCGAGCCCCCAGGCACGGGCGCGTCCGAACGTCGTAAATGCCCGCACCACCGTAAAAGACATCTGCAGGGAGGCGTTGCCCCTTGACGCCTGGTGCATCCAGGGACTGCCGATGACGAACTCGCGCTGGAGCTGGACGGAGGGCTTGACCTCCACCAGCTCCGCCATCACGTCGTCGTACTGGCACAGCACGATATCCCGGAGGCCGTCCGGACGGTAAATGACCGTATCAAGAGACAGATAGTGCATGATTAGTAATGGAATATGAGTGATTAACGATTGGATGCCGTCGTGAAAAACCTGAAAAACTCCACGGCGGAGGGGTCCGTGATGATAAAAGCCGGGTAGTCCGAGACTGTAAAAATCCTGCGGCCTTTGGTCTCCGCATGGACGGCCTCAACGGTCAAAGACACCGCATCAATCATTGTATAGGCACCATCCTCCGCAAGGGTCAGGACATCTTTTCCCAGCCTTGCCCATACCTGGACGGCTTGCCAGTCCTCGCCCAGTTCCACCAGAGCGGCAACGACGGCGGCCATGGCCGGGGTCTGTTCCGCTGGTATCTCGTCCTGCGTATAGCGCGCCGGAGGTCTATAACCGCCCTTGTCCTGATAAATGGCCGTCAGGGTGAATTCTCCCCACTCGCCGGGCCGGGGAAACTGTATCTGTATCTCTGAATTATTCATGCTCAATCTTCGGTAGTCGTTTCGGCTTCCGGATCAACAAAATCCTCCACCGCCTCGGAGACAATGATATTGCTCTCCATGGAGGAAAAACCGTAATACGCCGGATTGACGTTATTGCAATGCAAGTGCATCGTCGCAGGCAGGAAAGCTCCGGCCAACGCCCAGCTGTTGGTATTCTCCATATCAAGATAATATCCGGAAAAGGGATAAATACTCTCAAAGCAATGGACTCCCTTCACCGTGGCGATTTTGACGCAGCCGCGGGAGGAATTCCCGCCATGCAGCAGCCACAGCGCACCCCTGTCTTCGGTATCATATCCTCCGTCCTGATATTGCTCGTAAACCACCGCGTACACGCAGACGGGATAACCGGTATTGGAAGACGTCTCCGGCGCGAGGGCCTGCGTCGTCTTCATCTTCCATTTCTGCTCGGCATTGGAATAATAGATCTCCCGGACGCGAATATGATACCCTCCCGCGTCCGCGTCCCGGACATGATCAAACGTAATATCGATAATCTCCCCAATCCTGTAGCCGCCGGCCGCCTGATCCGGCACCAGCGTAAACGCGTCCCTGTCCCGCCCCATGCGCGCAACCGTTGTCATCTGGCCGAACCTGGCCGTGAATTTCGTGCTGACAGACGGCAGCCGCAGCGGGGCCACCCACCCCCGGATGCTGGAATAATTGTGCATGGGCCTCGCGTTGGTCACGAGGCCGCATTTCACGGTAAAAGAGGAATTGGGAGGGACATTGAAATAAAGGGAATTGGGTTCCTTGTCTGTTTTGAAAACCGTCCCGTTGGAAGACGAGCAATTCGCCGGGAGCGGATAACACCTGACGGAAAAAGCGTCCGTCACGGCGGCCAACCCGGCGGCGTACAGGCGGTTGACGCCGGATTCATTGGTCGGCGCCCCCACAGCCAGCGGGACATTGATCCCGCCATTGGCGTTAATAGCCCCGGCCGCCGTCAGACCTCCGGCCAGCGTCATGTTGCCGGAGGCGTCCACTTCTGGGATGGCCTCAAGGGCCTGTTGGACCGCCGTCGCGGAGTTGGCCGCGCTGGTGGCAGATGTTGCGGCATCGGAGGCAGCCGTGGACGCGGCAGCGGCGGACTGGCCAGCCGTCCGCGCCGCAGCCTCGGCGGTCGCGGATGATTGGCGCACATCTCTCCCCAGGCTGTCCAGTTGCCGCGCGGTAGCCAGTTCCACCCCTCCCAGTGTGATGCCGTCGTCATAGTCCACTACTACGGTCATCAGCGGGGCCATCGTGCCGTTCACGGCGGGAGGGTTGGCCACCTCCGTCACCAGGCCGCGCCCAGGGACGGACGGAGTAAGCACGGCGTGCATGCCCAGCGCGTAAGGCGTCATCTCGGCCCCCTCACACACCTGGATGATAATGACATCCCCGCGTTGCAACGTAACGCCCGGCGTAAATACCCACGTGGCCGTCTGGCCGCTGGACAGGTTGGACACATAGGCGGAGGTTCCGATCAGGCTGTAAACTCCGTCCACCAGCTTCCAAATCCGCAGGCAATACTGATTCAGGGCGGGGTCGGTGAAAAAATACACGGTGGAAATGCTTTTCAGGCGGCAGCTGTCGGGCAGATGCCCGGCCAGTATCTCGTCTCCCCAAGTGAATGCGTAGCCTCCGACGATGGTCCAGGTGTCGGCGGCGTCCCCGCTGGACAAGGTGGATTGCCCGGTTGCCGCTTCCAATTCCACTCCCGCCTCCTTGAGCGCGGCCGGCAGCTGCGCGGCCAGGGCGTCGGCTACCAGTTCGGACCAGTCGGCCAGCACATCCTCCGGAGGGATAACATCCGCCGGCAAGATGTCTTGGCGCACGGTTACCCTGATCAGGGAGGAGGTGCGCTGGGAACCATCACCGGCTATGAGGACCACCTCACCGATCAGGTCGATGCTCGCGGCGCTGTTCATTGCCGCAATCAACTGGGTCGTGTTGACCGACAGGCTCCCGACATAAGCCGGCCCCAGGGCATCATCGACCGGCTCCAGATTGGTGGCGGCCAGCACCAGGGTCTCGTCTCCCAGGGCGGTCTTGACGGCCAGCGCCGGTCTGGAGCCGGAGGGAGTCACCGGAGCGCCCTCATCCAGCAGCGTGACGCGCAGGGGAATCTTGTCGCCGCGCACCAGGGACAAGTCGGTGGCCGGGATGCCGCCGGGGAACATGACGGCCATGGTGGCCAGGTCAATCAGCAGTTGCATAACAGGTATCAGTGATTAGGCGTTAGAGGTGTTTCCCCGCGGCGGTATGGACGCCGCCGCGGGGAAAGACGGGATTATGCTCCCGCGTAGTCCTCGTCAGGGGTCAGCTTGCAGAGCGGATTGTAGATGACGCTGAGCTCGAATTCTGCCAGGGACGGATCGGAGGCAGCCTTGGCCGGGTTGACCAGGCGCAGGCGGCCCTGCATGCAGGCGCTCATGATTCTGGCCCCGTCGCGGTAGGCGTCCGTCCACTCGGTATAGACATAGACGTCGATCTGCGGAGAGCCGGAGCCAAAGACCACCTGCTCCGTGCCCCAGTCCTGGGCAAGGCCAAAGGAGAGCTGCAGGAATTCCGGGGTGATGTAGTTGCTGGCAAACAGGAATTTGCGCTTGGTGGTCAGCTGCAGCTCCTCGGTTTCGTAAGTGCCGCCGTCGTTGGCGCCCTCAATCTCGCCCGTCTTGGTCTCAATCTGAGGATTGCTGGTGCGTATCCTGCCCATATAGAGCCAGGGGCCGGGGGCTTCCGCTGTCGGGGGGACGGGCAGCCAGTCCGCGGACACGGTCTTGGACGGTTCGTCGCTGCCGATGACGGCTCCGAATTTGGCGATGCTGACCTTGGAGCCGATGATCAGGCCGGGGATAATAAATCTGGACATATCAGTGATTGGTGATGGGTTGATGGTTGGCAGTTACACGCCGACGATGACGGCCAGCCCGGCCGCCTCCAGAGACCTGGCCTGGGAGGCTGTCACTCTGGCGGTAGCGCCGGCACGCCCGTAAGCGCCGTTGATGAGCGTGCCCGTCTTGGTCACGCGGACTAACACCAGCGTCTCCTCCTGGGCGGGAGCCTGCGGAGTCGTGCCGGTCGTATCGGTATTGTTGGTTGTATTGGTCTTAGCCATGGTTGTGTGTTGTAGGTGAGGATGGGAAAAAATTAAAAGTTGACGGGAGCGTAGAGGATGACGGCCCGGCCCCGGAAGCCGGTCAGCCTGCTTTTAGTCATGTCGTAGTCCTCGACGGAGGCTACGGAGGGAGTGTCGTAGCAGACGCGGTCGACAACCGGATCCCAGAGGCGGACGGCATGCAGAGTCCGCCCCACCATGCCGGACAGGCAACGGAGGGGAGGAACGCCGCCCGGCATTCCGGCATCCCGCGCAAAACAGCTCACGGCCAGCACGGCGTGCATGCGCACCATCGGAGCATTGACGCCCATCTCTAAGAGAGGGACGTAGCCTGCCGGAGTGACGGCGACGCTGCCGGGCCTGCCCATGGCCGCGCGGTTGATGGCGTCGATCTGCTCCTGCTCGTCCCACACGGTAGGGCACACCATCGGAGCCAGGACGTCGTCCTGCTGCAGGTGGGCGATGAGATGCTCGGCGAGTTTGTAGTCTTTATCCATTGTATGGGGATTAGTGAGTTAAGAGTGGAGAGTGGAGTTGCCGTCGGCCTGGGCCAGGAGGCGGTTGAGCGCCAGCGTGGCGGCGCGCACGGCATACTCGCGCATCTGTTCGCGGGAGGGCATCACCTCCGGATGGGCCGGGATGGTGGCGGACTTGACCAGGGCTCCCAGCGGGGTGACGTCCTGGTAATGGCCGTCCCTGTTGCGGCGCTTGCGCTGCCTGACGCGGGCCAGGATGGCGTTGCCGGTATCGACGTCGCCCAGGACCATGACCTCCTCCTCCGGGAGGTGGAGGCTGGCCAGGGAGCGCCGGCGCAGGGGTGAATCCTTAAACGGGATGAGCAGGCTCCTGATGGGACGGCCGGTCACCTCCGACCTGCGGCCGGTGGGTCTGACGGTGCCTCCCAGCCATTGCAGGCGTACGCCTGTGTGGGTGATGTCGATGGTGGCCTTGTTGTCCCGGATGACGGGAGGGTTGACGCTCTGCTTGGCCTTGCCCCAGAATCCCTGGGACTGGGTGCGGTCGATCATGGCCTGCAAGCTGTCCCTCACCGCCTGGCGGGCGGCCCTGGCCACATCGGCCACCATCTCCGCGCGGATAGCGGGAGCCAGAGGGAGCCGTTGGAGGCCAATCACATCGACGTGTAACCTGATCATGAGTTGACAAGGGTTGAGGGTTGGGGCATAAGGGGGACATGAGCGGAATGGACGGCAAGATCGGCAAGCGCGAGATGGCGCTGTGGCTGCAGTACCTGCGCGCTCCCGGCCGATCTGGAGAGCAGGATTCTCCCGCACCGCGCAAGCTGCGATGGACAGAGCTGACGCAGTATCAGCGCCGGGCTGTTGAGCGCGGCGAGCATGTGCCCTGCTGGTGCGGTACGGACCGGCCGGCTAATGGTCATGGCAACGGCCGCCAGAACCGGCGCAAGTGCCGCAAGGGCTGATCTGTTATTACTGCTCGCTGACATAGACGTAAGTGGGTGTGCCGTCCCTCCCCCGGACGATTTTGTTGACCTGGTGGCGCGCGGCCTGCAGGAACAAGACTTCCGACTCATTGGTGTGGGGATGTTTGTCGGTCTTGTTGACAAGACGCCTTTGCTCCTGGAGGGCGCGGACGACGGCGTCGATGCGGTGGCCGGACCGGTAGTCCTCGTTGACCAGGATGACCCGCTCGTTGCCCGGTTTGCCGCCACCCGCAAACCGCTGCGCCGTCTCCTCCGCGCGCGACCAGCTGTCCACCATCTTGGTGGGGAGCGCCTGGTAGCCGTCGCGCCTGATGCGGGACAGGAACCTGTCAACATCATTGGGGGGGATCGACATGCCGCGATAGAGCGTGCCGCTCTCCTTGACGTCGGTGGGCTGGATCCGGGTGACCGCGTTGTACAGGGCGTCCCACTCTTCCTGGGTGGCATAGCCCTGGACGCCTCGCTGCGCCCGGTCAAACTGGCGCTGATCCTCAACGAATTTAACCATCGCTCTGGCCTGGGTGTCCGGGATGACGGGAGGACGCTGCCCGCAGATAACCTTGCCCGCCTCGCTCCAATGCACCGGACGGGTGCCGTTGGGGTCGGTGTAGTAGACGCGGTCTCCTTCCACCTCCACGCAGTCTTCCAGCGCATTGACAAATGCCTGCTGCAGGTCGCCGTCCATCCTGGCAATGGACGCCTCCAGGCTGGCGTTGAGCGACTCGCCGTCAGCTCCCTCCAGCGTCGCCTCCGGAATCGTGAGGCCGTGGCGTCGAGCTTCCTCGTAGTCGACCGGATCCACCCCCATGCCGCTGTTAAAATCAAAGGGAGGGTAATCCAGATCAAACCGGCTGAGCTTGCGCCAGATGGGCGAGGTCAGCAGCGCGATGTGGGAGCCGTCGGTAGCCACGCCCTCGTAGTTGACGGCGGCCGCCGCCTCCCTCCAGCGGGCGTCCCAGTCCCTGGGCTGGCGGCTGTAGCGGATACGCACCAGGCGCTGGGCGGGATAGGCCAGCGACCCCAGCATGGAGTCCCGGTAGGCCCGTTCCCGGACCATGGCGACGTTGGTGTCCAGGATGAGACGCTGGCGGGCGTCGGAGTTGAGGTCCTGGATAGTACCCTCCGTGCCCGGCTCCGGCTGGTAGCCGGTGGCGCGCAGCATCGCGCGGACCTCGCGCAGAGCGTCCGCCTCGGACAGGTTGCCGTCCACAATCCCCTGGCAGCGGTCGCGGAATCCCTGCACGCGGGCATAGCATCCCTCCCTGGCCGTCCAATAGGAGCGCTCCCGGATGTCCGGATCCACGCCGTCCCAGTCCGCCGACGACATGCCGGCAGCAGGAACCGTGATTTTGGCTCGCATGTAATCCGAGGGAGAGGGCATTGCTGAGTGGGAAAGGCTGAGTTACTGTTACCTCCTCCGCCGGGGGGAAGGAAATAATCCGGGCGCTCCGGAACCGTAGGCGGGACGCGGTCCCTGGACATAAGGACGCTTGCCGGGAGGCACGGGCATGCGGCCGTCCGGACCGATCACCCGGTGGGTGCCGGCCCGGACCGCCTCCAGACGCTCGCGGGCGGAAGTCGCGGCCTTGTCGCGGGACTCACTGACTGCCACGGCAAACCGCTTGAGCAGCCGCCAGGCAATCATGTCCAGAGCCTCCGGCCTGAGGGTGCGGGGGATGGTGTCCCTCGTGAGGTCCATCACATTGGCGGGGTTGGCAGCGATAGCCTCGCGCACGGAGGCCGTCACGTCCTGGATGATGCCGTCAACAACAGAACCGTCCGTATCGGCGGCCGTGATGGCATCCAGCTCGGCTTGGTCGATAACCTCCAGGAGCATATCCGCCGTCAAGGTGATCCAGTGATTCATGGCAGGCAACGGTTAATAGTCAGGAGACGGATTGCTCGTCCGGGACCTCCGGGGCGGCATCGTCCAGGTGCAGGATCATCTCGACGATGGCGTCGCACATGCCGATGGCCTCGGCCGCCTTGCGCAGGTCGAGCATCTCGTAGGGTTTGGTCCGGGCCAGGATGCCGCTGATCACGCCTCCGGCGATGATGGATGTGATGTGCTGTCTGGGCGACAGGCCGAGCCGCTTGGCGGTCAGGATGGCGAGGGGAGGCTGCTCTCCGGAGACGCTGTCGTCATGGACGTTGGAGGTCAGACCATGCAGGTCATCGTACTCGTGACTGGTCATGTTGGGGCCGGGATCGTCCCCTGCCTCCCCGGAGTCGCTGTCGTCATGGATGTTGGAGGTCAGACCATGCAGGTCATCGTACTCGTGACTGGTCATGTTGGGGCTGGGATCGTCTCCTGCCTCCCCGGAGTCGCTGTCGCCCATGGGGCAGTCAGTGGCGGGCTCTACGGCTGGTTGATTGGCGGGATTGGCTGCAGGCTCCGATGCGGATGCCTCGGCAGCGGTGTCCTCCACGGTCGGCGTGGCCTTGTCCTGATCAGGAGTGGTGGTGTCCATCTCCTGGGCAGGTTTGTTGGTCTTGGTTGATTTCTTGGCTGTCATCTTGATGAAAAATTGAGTGTTAAGAGTGGAGAGTTGAGAGGGAGCATGGAGGCGGGAGCATCACAACTCCCGGCTCTCCACACTCCATCCTGCATCAGGCGATCTGCATGCGCATCATGGCCGAGGGAGCGGCGAACACGACCTTGTGATGGCCGCGCACGCGCAGCCATTCCGTGGAAATGTCTTCATCTCGATAGGTTTCCACCGTGCTGTACATGTCGTCGCCGGCGAGGTTGAGCGTCTTGAGCGCGGATATGTCGTCCAGGGACGGATTGTCGTCGGCGTAAAACAGATAGATGTTGCTGCCCACGATATTGACGTTGTCCACTTCCGCGCCTCCCGTGCCTCCGGGATTGTAGGAGGCAATGGTGCGCATGACCCTGACCGGCGGGATGTCGTCGCCCTGCAGGCCGATGAGCTCCAGCAGCGTCTCCGGCGTGAGGACCTTGCGGCCCATCTCGCCCATCATGGTCTGGACTTCCGTGTTGGCCTGGATGTCCGCCCAGACGTCGCGCGTGGTCAGGATGCGGTTGGGATAGACGCCGTTGTTGACGGCGAATTTGTTGATGAGGCTGGTCAGGATGCTGACCACGGGCTTGGTGCGGTCGCTCCATTTGTTGGCCTCCGTGATGCCGTCCACCGACGTGATGCCGGGGATGACGGAGTTGGCGTAGTCAAACACCTCCTTATTGTGGGAGATGAGCATGCGGCGGGCCAGCGCGCGGGTTTTGGCCTGGCGCAGGCTGGTGCGGTAAACTTCCGCGTCAACCGCTCCGAGCAGCTCGCGGTCGTCAATGCCGATCTTGAGGGCGTGTTCCTCCAGCATCACCGGGACGTCCTCGCCGCGGATGTCGATAGTGCGGGGGGAGTCGTACATGGGCCTGCGGGTGTCCGAGGCGGCAAAAGCGTCCTGGCGCAGATAGCGCTTGTAGGTGGTCAGCAGGCCGGGGGCCTTGACGCCGGGAGCCAGGAAGCGTGCCGGGTCGTGGGTCTGGGTGCCGTACCAGCCGATGATGTAGTTGGTCAGCGGCAGGTTGACGGCGTAGGTTGCGGATGTACTCATGCTATGTAGTCGTTAAGAGGTAAGAGTTAATGGTCAGGAATTGTCGGAAGCGGCTTCCGGAGTGGCTGCCGGCCTGGCGACGAGGATGGCGTCATGGAGGCAGCCTCCCTGGCCGCTGGTGTTGGGGGCTACGGATTTGGCCACGACGACCTCGCCGGCCGCGCCGGTGGCCGCCTTGACGGTAGCGTCGGCGCAGGCCACCAGGTCGGTGCCGTCCTCGATGGTGCCGGGAGTGTCGTTGAGGCGGACCTGGACAATGCCCGGATGGCTCATACGGACCAGATCGCCGCCGTTGCCGTCGGCTCCGTCGCGCCCGTCAGGGTTGCTGACAACGCCGTCCGGGATATCCGAGGCGGAGGTCAGCAGAGACATGGTTTTGCCGTCGGCGGATGCCTTGACCAGCTTGCCCTCGCTCTTGTCGGTGCCGATGGCGCCCGACGCCCAGAGACGGCGTTCTACGGGTGTTTGCTTGATAATCATTTTAATTAGAGTTAGGTGTTGAGATTGGAGTTACTTGCGGCGCGCGGAGGCGAATTCCTCCGCTGCCCGTGACCAGGCGCGGTCGTACTCGCCAGGGGTGAGCTGGCGGCCGTGTCTGACGATCTCGGCGTCCACGGCCTGGCGGCAGTGGGTCACCAGGTCGACGTCGGATTGCGGCACCTTGACGGCCTTGCCCTCCGGCGTGCGGTGGATGACCACCCCGGCGGGAGTGACGTCGCGGTCCATGCGCCGGCCTCCCCGGTTGCTGTGCAGCTGGCGCGTGAGGGGAGCCCTGCTGTGGGCCTGGGTGCCTCCGTTGGACTCTGCTGCCTGCTGCTTGAGGAGGTCAAAGTCGGTCTTGAGGTCGGTGACGTACTTGAGGATGTCGTCTCCGGTGGCCGTGTCGGGCAGGCCGCACACCCCGGCTATTTTGTTGACGAGGCCCAGCCAGCCCTCGTCATCCGAGTTGCAGCTGGTTTCGTCCTTTTGGTCGGTGTCGTTGTTGGCGCTGGTTTCGTCTTTCTTTTCCTCTTCTGTGGTGGCAGGAGGGGGATTGTCGTTGTTGGCGTTGATTTCTTGCTGCTTCTTTTCCTCATCTTCGGGGGCGGGATTGCCCTCGGAGTGCAGGATCCGTTGTGTTGCTGTTTGTGTACTCATGGTTGTGGATTGGAGGATGGAGGCGCTGCGGCTGTGGACGACCACGTCGCCCGCGGCGGATTGGAGGATGATGCCCGGCTGGGCCTCATGGTCCGGGTTGTTGGTGACGGCCAGACCGGACAGGCGCGTGGGGCTGTAGCCGTTGTGGTAGACGCGTTTGTAGTCGGCCAGCTTGTACTCGGTGCTGAATGCCCAGTACTTGCCCTGGTTGAGGTCGTGGTGGGCATCCTTGACCCAGGAGATGTAGGCGGCCTGGTAGAGGCGGCCGCCGACCCATCCGTAGTCCAGCGCCCTGCACCAGCCCAGGGCCGGGTTGTCGCCGGTGGTGCGCAGATGCAGGTGGTCGTTGTTGACCTGGATGCCGTTGCCGCCGTTGATAGCCGGGTCGTAGGCCTCGCAGATGGCCTGCAGCGCCGCCTTGTCGATGACCTCGTCCACGTCCCAGCGCTTGGCAGGCGGGATGGAGGTGTCAGGCACCGGGACAGTGTAGGTGCCGGCCGGCTCAATGAGGAACCAGCCTGATTGCGGGACCTGTCCAATGGGGTATGGAGCGCAGGCGTCCGGGTCGAATTCCGGGATGCCGCGGGCGATGTATCTGTCTCGGTAGTTGCTCATGCGTGGGATGGGGCTGAATTTGCGCCGTGCAGGGGTCGTGCAGGGCCGAATGTGGCCAGAGACGGGTCAACGGCCGCCGCGCGGCGTTTCCCCTCGTCACGGGCCTCCTGGAGGCGTCGGGCAATCTGGAGGGCGGTGGAGACGATCTCCTCCTCTCCGGGGACCTGCAGCGCATCCTTGAGACGGGCCTGCTCATCCGGGGAGAGGGGAAGCAGCTCCAGCGTGACCCGTTCCAGGCGCTCGTCGATATCTTGCAGGCGGTGGGCGACCACCTCCTCCAGGCGGCGGCGCGCCGGCTCCCAGAGCGTGGTGCCGCGGTGGAGGGCCAGTGTCGTGATGGCGTCGCGGCGGCGGGAGTTAAGCGTGTAGGGCGTCTCCTGGGAGCGTTTGCCGCCATTCTCCATGGCCCGCTGCTCCGGCGCGTAGCCGGCGGTCCTGATGGCGTAGAGCTCGGAGGAGGAGACTCCGGCGGTCACCTGCCAGCCGGTGCGCTCGCTGACCTCGGCGTCGTCGATGTCGTAGCCGGCGGCGCGCAGAGCGGCGGCGTTGGCGATTTCTTTCTCCGGCGTGGTCTTGTCTACGCAGGAGAGCGTAAAATTCACCAGGTGAGGCTGGCCGGGGTGGTACTCGTCGAGCACCCGGTTGACCAGCTGGGCCGTCAGCACGGAGGCAATATGGTCGGCTTCGCCGGCCGCCCAGGCCTTAAAGCCGTCAGCCTGGGCGTTGCCGGCCAGGGTGCCGGAGCCGGACTCGGTCATGACTGTGAGCTTGCCGGCGGTGGTCAGCATGGCGATCTCCTCGGTGGCTACCTTGTAACGGCGGTCAAACAGGTCGACGCTCGTCTGGGATATCGGGATGGACTTGATATCGGAGTCGTGGTCGATGACGCCGGTGGCCGCCGAGTAGCACATGGCCGACATCTTGATGTACTCCTGACGCAGCTCCTCGGAGCAGTCAGGAGGAAGCACAAAAAATGCCGGCGGCGTACCCAGCCTCTCCAAGAACACGTCCCACTGGGCCAGCGTCGTGCTACGGTTAAGCACCAGCATCTGGGCGGGCATGTCGATGGGCCGGGGATGCAGACGCAGGATGAGGTCCTCCAGAGGCACGGGCAACGGCTCCCCCCGGTAGCGGCTAAACTGGGCATTCGGGTTGTATCCCCAGGGTCCACGGTAACCGTCGCGGCACATCAGCCAGTTGTCGACGGGCAGCAGATGCAGGCCATCGCCGTCGGCGTAGGGCTGCAGGAATTTGTAATGGCGGCGGGACGCCTGGGACAGGGCGGTGATGGCCTCGTCCATGTTGACGATGGCGTTGCACAGGTCGGTAATGGTGCGCTGCTGGGCCTCGGCCAGCAGGCTGTCCCTGTCGTCCAGGTCCGGCTTGACCGTGACGGACCAGTCGTACTTGCTCAGCGCGTCGTCCCGCTTGGTAATGCAGGTCATCAGCATGGGATCGTACTGCTCCATCTGCTCCCAGATCCACTGCTGCTCGGCATAGGCCCCCAGCTGGCAGTCCTGCAGGCAGCGCCGTATGGTATCCACGCTCAGGTAGTCCAGCGGGCACACGCGCTCAATCTGGCGGCGGCGTACCTTGTCCAGCTCGGCCAGGGCGAGTGCGGCAAACATGGCCGGCTTGCTGTCCTGGGATGCCTTGTCCGGCGCGGTAAGCGCCCGCTGCACGCCCTCTGCATGGAGCCTGCGGTGGAGGATGTAGTTGTAAAGTCGCTTGATCATGAGTTACGCTGCTGACGGTAGATGGTTGAGGGAGGGGCGGCCTCCGAACAGGGAGCCGTGGGAGCGGCCGCCAAACAGTCCAGCGCCGGTGATGATGCGTCCGCTGCCTGGCGCCGGGAGATGGTGCTGCACGTGGCCGTCGGCCGCGCGCAGGGCCAGAGCCAGGGCCGTACACCGGTCGGAGTGTCCTTCCCTGGTGTGCGGGGCCTCGTAGGTATAGTCCGTGCCTCTGAATATCTGCTGCATGGCGTGCAGGTCCTCGCGAATCTCCACGTCAATCGGGATGCGCACACGGGTCGGAGCCTCAAAGGCCTGGCGGAGGCGTGGGAAGATGAGACGCTTAAAGGCCGGCGTAAAGGTGCAGAGCTCGATCCGGCCAAACTCGTGACCCTCCGGATGCCAGCGCTTGAATTCCTTGACCAGGACATCGCCCATACCGATGCCTACGCCCGTGTAGTCGTAGCACACCCGGCGCGCCGCCTTGATGCGGTGGCGCAGCACCTCCATCTGGTCCGGCACGGACATGTTGCGCAGCACCAGCACCTCGCGGGTGACCAGCACGTCACCCACCCGCTCCAATGTCCAGCAGACCGTCGGGTCGTTGGAGCGGCCAAAGTCGATGCCCAGGCGCAGGTCCAGCTTGCCTCCCAGGTAAATGGCCGGGTCGCAGGAGACCGTGGCGCTGGCGGACTCCGCCGTGGCGATCAGGTCGTAGGGCAGCAGCACGTTGGAGGAATCCAGGAATTCGCACATGTACTCCTGCGCCCAGCCGATGGGGTCGTCCAGGGATTCTCTTAACTCGTCAATGTCGATGGGCAGTCCGTCCTCCACGGCCTTGGCAATCGTCACCACATGGCAGGACCAGTGCTGCTTGCGGCCCTCCACAGGTTGGAGCAAATTGTCGGAGATGATCTTGTATGTCCTGGCGCCGCGGCCCGTCTTGCCGTTGGGCGTGGTGATAAGCCGGACTTTTTTCTCGCCGCCCCGGAGGGGATTAGTGATGGAGGGCAACACGGCTCTCCAGGTGGCGTCAGGATCCTCGAAAAACGCGAATTCCGTCAGGACGAGATTGGCGCTAAAGCCTCGCACGGTATCGGGCCTGCCGGGCACGGCCAAAATGCGGGAGCCGTTGGCAAATGTGATGGAGCCGGACTTGAGCAGGGTGTTGGGGCCGTCCTGTCGTTCGATTTCCTCGGCAGCCAGGGCAAGGGAAAAAGCCTCGGCCCACTCCTTACACTTGGCCAGCGATTCCATGGCCTGGCGCTCGGACGGGGCCGCGATCATCCAGGTGGTCTTGGCCCGCAGCATCGCATCCCTCACCGCCTCCGCCGCCGTGGAAAAATCCTTGCCGGACTGGCGGGACCAGATGCCGACCTTAAAGCGGCTCTCGTCCGCCACCCACCGTGCCTGGTAAGGCAGCAGCAGCTCCAGCGGCGTTGTGATCAGGGAGGACATCATGGGGAGTGGGTGAGTTACTGTCTAACAGCCGAAGATGCTGCGCATCCTGGCGTCGCGCTCCTCCGGGGTGAGGGTTGATTGCGTGACCTGTCTGGCGGCGTCTGCCTGGGCGGCCTTGGCCTCCAGCATCTTGAGGCGGCGCTTGTCCTGCTCCAGCTGCTCTGCCTTAAGGATGAGGTTGACCAGGATGCTCAGCGCCTTGGGATCGCAGGACGGGGAGGCGGCCAGGTCCAGGGCGGCGGAGCGAATGGCCCTCATGGTGGCCTCGTCCACTCCGTCCACGGAGATCTTGTTGAGTTCCTCGGCCGTCTTGTTTTGCCGGGCCAGACGCGCCGGCAGGATCTGGGAGTGGTAGTAGCGGCGGATGGCCTCCTGGCTCAGTTTGATTCCATCCTCGGCCAGACGCTCCTGGACATCTTTGTAAGACGCGCCGGAAAACAACATGGCGTCCACGTCGTCCTTGATGATGGGGGGCAACTGGGAGCCGATCACACTGTCTGGTCTGGGTTTGCGGAGCATGGCGTTAATACTGTTAGCTGTTACCTCATATCTGGGTAAGCTGGACGCGGCCGGCGTCGGTGATGGCGTACTTGCGCTCGCCGGTGATCAGGCAGGTGGTGGACGTGATCAGGCGCAGGGCCTCCAGTTCCCGGATGGCCAGGTCGATATCGGCAGTTCCTGGGCTCGGAGACATGTCCAGGGAGACCTCGGCCCGGAGAGCAGACACGCGCTGGGTATAGGCAGCGGGCAGTCGGTCGAGGACCTGCAGGATGGTGATCTTGATGTTGGCGCGGGTGGTCATAAGGACTTGCGGGTTTTGAGGATGTCAATCATAAGTTTAAGGGTGCCGGACATCTCGTTGAGCTTGATGGTGATACTGTTGAGGCGCTTGTGCATGTCGTCGGTGGTCTTGGCGTGGAGGGCCTTGAGCTCCGCCACCTCCTCACGGGTCGCGTACTTGTCCTCCATCAAGAAGCGCTGGGGATCGTCGGATTGCTGCGGAGCCTTGCGGCCCTTGACCACCCACCATGTCCCGGACGAGCCGAGAGCAACGCCGAGGATGGTGCCTACTGCCTCCGGTGAGATGCCTGCGGCGGCGTCTGCTATCAGGTTGAGCATCATGACTGGAGCAGTTGGGCCAGCGTGGCGGACCCGGTGGTGTAGGCGTGATGGAGGGTGGCCGTGGACAGCTCGCCCAGCTGGACGTGTCCAGGATCGTAAATGGACTTGAAATCCCCTCCCCATACCAGCCCCAGCTTATGGGCCAGGGCCGCCACGGGCTTGTAGATGGAATTCGCTCCCTCGCTGGGCGTCCATACGTCCTTGCCGTCGACAAACAGGCAGACGTCACCCGCAATTCCGAAGTTGTGCATGCTCTGCCCTCCTTTGGCTCTGGTTACTCTGGGCCTCTTGCCGTAGAGTCTGTCCTGCTCCTCATACGTGCGGATGCCGCAGATGAGCTTCCAGTCGGCCAGGCCTCGCAGGGCCGTCATCATCTGGCGCACCTTGAGCGCGGCCAGGGGCTGGAGGGTAAGCAGGTTGTCCTCCGTGCGCTTGTCCAGCCGGCCGTAGCGGGTCTGGAGCTGTTGATGGCTCTCGCGCCACAGGGCCGCCGCCTTGCGGGTCAGCGGGCCTGTCAGGCCGTCAAGCCGACCCCGATAAAAACCGGCGAATTTCAGGGAGCGCTGCCAGGACAGCGTGTCGGATTGTAATGCTGCGTAAATCATGATAGCTGACAGTTAAGAGTTGCTCACTTGGAGGTGGCTTGTACTACCGGAGCCACAACTGCCTCCGGGGCGGCCTGTGACCAGAGCAGCTTGTGCTCCGTGCGGTCCACTACCAGAGAGGTGCCTCCACGGATGACTATCACCTGCCCGTCGCTCAGGCTGACGCTGGCGGCCACAGGGTCTGCGTCCGTACTGCAGGATCCGCCCAGCAGGAGCATCAAGGCTCCCAGGACGACCATCAGGCGGGAGGTCCCGGATAAGGGTGAGGAGGAGCCGGAGCTGGGGGGGATGGACGACGGATCCTGATCAGGATCCTGACTCCGGTCCTCCACGGGGGATGTGGCGTCCTCCCCGGTAACAGGCGATGGAGAGAGGACGCCGGCCGGCACTGCGGACTGGCCGCTCTGGCCATCCTCTCCGGCAAGCTGGTATTTGCCGCCGCTTATAAACTGCAGCAGAATGTTGACCGCGCCAAGGGCGCTGAAAAATTCAATGGGGTTACTGTCCAGCCAGGCCCGTACATCGGGGATAATCAGAGCCAGCAAGGCTGCCAGGTTGGTCCAAAAGTATTTGGACAGATAAAAAGGCGTTTTTCCGGTGACGGTATTCCCGGCTCCACCCGGAGCCGGGATCTCGTCATGCGCACCAGTATTATCAGGAAGCGGGTTGTTGTTCATGAGGGCACCTTAGCCCATTTCCGGCAACCCTCTGTTGCGTTTGGCGCGTTTGGCGCATTTGTTGCATTTGGCTTAAAAAAAATCGAATGTATCCTGCATCAGGCGGGCCTGCCGGATGGCACGGCTCTGGCTATGCGCCGCCAAATCCTCCACCTGACGGCGGTAGAGCAGCCTCTTTTGGCCCGCCGGATTGGGACGCCACGCGATGAGATGGCCATGCAGCACCATGCGCCGGACTGTCTGCGAGGATACTCCCAGCAGGGCCGCTGCCTGGGCAATGGTACAGAGCGGCCCGGAGGCCCAGCGTTTGAGCGTCTTGTCGTCCATGCCTCGACCTTACCACAATGTTGAGCCCCTCTCTAACGGCTGGCAAAAAAAGCCCCCTGCAGGGATGCTGCAGGGGGCGTGCGGGAAGTCAGGACGGCAGAACCAGACCGAGACGGTCGGTGGCGATACGGTGGTAGTCGGACGACAGCTCAATGCCCACGGCCGTGTGTCCCTTGTTGCGGGCCGCCACCAGCGTGGTGCCGCTGCCGGCAAACGGGTCCAAAATGCGCGAGCCGGACGGCAGGATGGTCATGAGGTGCTCCATCAGAGGGACCGGCTTGCCCGTCAGGTGGAGCTTATCCCTGGGGCGGATCGGCTCGCGCACCACTCCCGGAGGACAAAGCCTGACGGATTTGTCGTATCCTCCGTGCGTGGCGGTCAGGACGTACTCGGCCTGGTTGCGGTACAGCCCCAGCTGGGGTCGGCAGCTTTCCGTTTTGTCCCAGGGGATGATGCCTCTCCACGTCCAGCCGGCAATCTGCAGGGCGTCCGAGGTCAGGGGCAGTTGACGCCAGTCCGTAAATACCATCAGCCAGCCGCCGGGGCGCGTCAGGCGCAGGGCCTGCTCCATCCACCGCACGGACCACATCAGGTGGGTACGCTGGTCGCGGTTGTCATTGGCAAATGTCGGGTAATATTTACGGGTTCCGGACAGCTGGTACCTGACGCGCGGGTCTCGATCCCTGGCGGCCGTAGAGAGGCCTCCGCTGGCGTAGGGCGGATCAGTAATCACGGCATCGTAGGATGCCTCCGGCATGGTCGACATCAGGGACATGCAGTCCCCGTGCAGCATGGTATATGTGTTGGTCATCGGACGCGAGCATAGCTCGCTCAAATGCCTCTCTCTAACGCCACAACAAATTTATTATAAATTTGTTATGTTTGTTAGAGATATGAAATTTATGATCAGTGTGTTGCGCTGTGTCATACGTCGATAACACGTTTTTTGACAAGTACAATAATTTTGTTTTCCGACGATACCAAAGTTCCAACATACTCCCATCCATTGAGATCAACCCTTCTAATTTCTTCCCATGCTTTCTTTTCCCAATTAGCAGTTCCTCTTTTTTTGTGGGACTCTATTATAAGGCTTTTGCTTAAGTCGCCGAAATGTAATGTTGGTATTTCTCGCCACTCATACACATAATGAGTCTCCTGCTTGTGGATGGAGCAAATATCAGCCGATAAGTTATGCAGATAATACACAGCTACACCTGCCATCACGACAAGGGTAATCCCTATGACAACTAGGATAATACGGAGAGCGTTATTCATAACTATTTAATCTTTAATTATTTAAGTTAATAAAGAAACTATTTTGGTTAAATTGCGGAGACCTAGTTTGAAGGATGCTAATTTTGCTTCGGCGGTAGCTGCTCGTTGTTGCCACTTAGTATCATTAAATGCTTATTTTGTTTTCGTTAAAACACCTTGCAAAGCCTCTCTTACGATAGATAATTTAGCTTCGGCCAACTTACACCTTTCCCGCCAAGAATCTGGCGATGCCTGAATCATGGGATCCTTGCCAGTCAACAGCCATTCCATCGTTACGCCAAAAAATTTAGCAATGCGTAATAGTTCCCATGCTTTGGGTATACGGTCGCGTTTGTAGTTGATAATAGCTCCCTCTGTTAATCCTAGCTTAACGGCCACTTGACGTTGTGAGTATTCACAGTTGTTTAGCAAGTCGGCAAAACGGCTACAAAAACTCACATCTGTATCATTTTTTTCTTGCATGGTCACACCTGTTAATGTATCTCACATTTATGAGACCGCCCCATAAAGGCGGCCATAAGGCAGACTTAACACAAATGACAATGACCACGCAAGAAAAGATCATCAACATTCAATGGTTACTGGGTCATGGATACACTCCGACCGAAGCCGCCGAAGTATTAGGAGTGACAGCCAGTCATCTCCGCCGCGTCCTCAAAGGAGCGCCAGACCGGGGCAACGCCCTGAAAGCCCGCATCCGGAGGTTGCCGCGCAAAAAACTGACGTCATTAAGGAGGAGCAGGTAACGATGCTGAGGAGCGCCGTCAATCTTATTGCCGCCATAGCAGTCATGGGCCTGGCCTTCCTGGGAATGGTCAAGGTGGGAGGCTGGTATCTGGATACGGAGGAGCGGCAGGTGCGCGACGGCATCAAGGACCCGCGCACGGCCATCCTGCCGGTCATAGAAAGACCGCACGATGATGAACGACACGCCCGTTGATATGAACGCGCCTATGACGGCCGAAGAATGGGCCATCTGGGGTGCCCTGTGGAACATCCCGGAGGTGCGTCGCCATTACCGGGTGGCACACGACGGCCCGCTCACCTGCCCGGAACTGGCCCATTACCTGGGATTGTCCGACAAGGCTGTCTGGGAGCTGCAGGACAAAGCCCTGGTCAAGCTGAGGGTGGCCCTCAACCGTTACATCCTGCAGCAGGAGATCAATCGTCAACAACATTTCGACAACCAATGAAACACGAGCTTATGATAACCGCGGAAACGCGGGTGGCGCTGGGCGTCAGCGAGGCCAACCGCCTGCACCGGTATGCCCAGGCCCAGGCCGAGATGGCGGCATGCGCCGGGCGCAATGCCGTGACGGCAGGACTCAAACTGGGCAAGCTGCTGGTAGATCTTAAGGCCGCGACGGATCATGGAGAGTGGGGAGAGTTATTCAAGGCCGCATCAAATTCGACACATGTGTCGAATTTGGATTTCGATCAAAGGACAGCCAACCGCTACATGCGCTGTTATAAAGCGGCTAAGGCCAGGCTCTCTGCCACCGAATCCGCCCAACTGGACGCCACTCTGAATGACCGGACGGCTCCATCCCCCCCTCCGGAACTGGTAGCCAAGGCCACCGACGGAGCCGAGACACCCCGGCAAATGATGCTCAACCTGGGCGTGATTGCCACCCGCAAGCGGACAACGCACGACCGGGTCAAGCCCCTGGGCTTTACCGGCTCCGGCAACCCTGACGGGGCGCAGGCCCTCACCCCGATGGATAAGCTGGCCAATGACCTGGCCGCCCTCAACCTCCCCCCGGAAGAACTGGAGCGCCGCCGGCACCAGGCCGAGCAAGACGCTGCCTGCCTCCTCAAACAGCTGGGAACCTTTGTCGACCAGGGCTACGTCCACCTGCTGCGCCTCCAGGAGCGTGAGCTGTTTGCCGATTCCCTGGCCGCTTACGCCCGCAAGGTATCCGATGCCGACGTGCAGAGCGTCAGGGCCACGATGGATGGAATAGCCAACGGTACAACAACACTTTAAGATAATGGACTTTAATATCACCATGGACGATCTGCCGCTGGTGGAGCGGGACAGAGTGCTGGCCCTCTATGCGGCCTGCAAGCGCATCAGGGAGGCCAGCGCCTGCTATGGCGGGCAGCAGGATGCCATCCGGGATGCCGCCGCCCTCTGCGGTATCTCCCCGGTGACTATGCGCCGCTGGTACGACATCTGGCGCAACAACGGCGACAATCCCCTCTCCCTGGTGGACCGCCGCTACCGTAAAATACAGGCGCGCAGCCGGGTCACCCTCAGCAAATTCCTTGCCTACTGGCATGGCCTCTGCACCCGGTGCCAGCGCAACGGAGGCATCCCCACGGCCCGCCAGCTCCTGCTCAAGACCTGGACGGAGAGGCGCGACACCATCCCCGGCTATGAGGACTGGCCGGGCTGGCCGCGCGTCCCCTCCGGCTGGAGCCTGCGCAACCTGCAGAGGCTCGCTCCCCAATCTCTGGAGACGGTGGCGCTCAAGCAGGGCATCCGGGCCGCCGCGCCCCAGCTGGCGCAGGTACTGGCCACCCGCGAGGGGCTCTGGCTGGGAAGTCATTTCCTCTTTGACGACGTCTGGCTTGACTTGATGGTGCTTTCCGGGCGGGACAAAGGGCAGCCCCTGCAGCTGGGCGTGCTGGAGTACCTTACGGGCAAGCGTGTGGCGTGGGGGCAAAAGATACGCCGCCGCGATGAGGAGACGGGCAAGATGATCCACCTTAACCAGCGGGACATGCGCAGCATCCTGGCCCTGTGGGGAGCTACCGTCGGGTACTCGCCCAAGGGGACGACGCTCGTCGTCGAAAACGGAACGGCGGCTATCAGCAAGGAGCTGGAAGAACTGCTCTACCATGCCAGCGGCGGCCTGATCAAGGTGGACCGCTCCGGCATCGGAGGCGTGCGCCAGACGCTCAAGCAGGGCCACAGCGGCCGGGGCGTGGGCAACCCGCGCCACAAGGCGGCGCTGGAAAGCTACCACAACCTGCAGCACAACCGTATCAGCCATCTGCCGGGAGCCACCGGCCACGACCGCACGCCCCCGGAAACCCTGCACGGGCTGGTACGCGCCGAGGAGCAGCTCATCAAGGCGATGGACAAGCTGCCCGCGAATAAAGCCGGTCAACTCAAGCACTACATGCTGACCATGGACGAGCTGAGCCGCGAGTTGACCAAGATAGTCAGCGACATCAACACGCGCACCGACCACAGGTTGGAGGGCTGGGAGCGATGCGGGTTCATGGTCGAGGAGCTGCGCCTCTCGGCTTCCGCCTCCTGGACACCGTCCTCCGAGGTGGAGCCGTCCATGGCCGCCCAGATCATCCGCACCGCCTGCGAAACCGGGGCCGACCTGGTGCGCCGGCGCCGGATGAGCCCCTCCGAGGCATGGGCCTGCGAGGAGGCCAAACCGGGCAACAGGCTCATCAAGCTGCCCCCCTGGTGCATCTGCCAGATCCTGGGCACGGACATGGCCCGCCCCATCAAGGTGGCCAGCGCCTACATCCGGATGCGCGACAAAACCATCCGTGATGAAGACCTGATTTACGAGGCCCGCGTGGCGACTCCTGACGGAGCCGTCCGGGTTCTGCCCCACGGCACGTACCAGGGTTACGTCAATCCCTACGATGACAATCAGCTCTTTGTGTGCGGGCAGGACGGGCGCGTCATCGGCACGGCCTCCCTCGTGCAGAGGGTATGCACGGCGGATACGCACGCCGTGGAGCAGGCCATGGGCAAGGCGGCCGGGTATCGGGAGCAGCAGCTGGAATATGCCCGCATCATCGGAGCCAATACCGAGGCGGACATCGTCCGCAAGCGCGAGCACAACAGGCGCCTGATGGAGGGCAAGCCGGTGACGGCCGCCGAGTATGCCCAGGCATACTCCCTCACCCCCACTCCCGCCGATAAGCGGACCGTGACCAGGGCAGCTACGGCGGCGGCCGAGTCCATGCCGGACATCAGCCTCATCCCCGCCAGCGGCAGCAATGACGACGAGCTGCCCCACGACCTGCCCGATGTAAGATTTTTATAACATAACAGACACAATAATAACAATATGGACGATATTACAAAAATCAACAACAATGCCAACCTGAGCAGGTATCTGGACCGCATTCAGGATACGCCGTACAAACCGGCTCACAAGAAGATGCTCACCGACCTGATCAACTACGCAGTAGACCATGACTGGACGCTGCGCACGCTGGCCGACAAGCTGCCGGTGAGCACGACGGTCATGCACCGCCTGCTGATTGGCGCTTACCAGGCCCCGACCGGCCCTCATCTTTCCAAGCTTGATGACCTGTGCGGTCTGCTGGCCCTGCGCCAGCAATCAGCGTCTGACGGGCCGTTTATCGAGACGGCTCTGGCACGCTACGTGATGCAGATTGCCGAGCTGACCCACGTCAACCAATACGCCTCCATGCTGGTGGGCAAGACGCAGTGGGGCAAGACCTGGGCGCTCAAGGAGTACGCCCGCCGCCATCCCGGTACGGTTATCATGGTGCGCTGCCCGGTGGTCACCAGTCCGGGACGGCTGCTCTACCGCATTGCCGCCCAATTAGGCCTGTCGGTCAAGGGGAACACCGAGTTCCAGATTGCCAAGATTGTCAACCGCCTGACTCCGGAGCACCTGCTCATTGTCGACGAGATCCACCACGCGCTGGACAGCGACAAGACCGGACGCAAGGGCATTGAACAGCTGCGGGAGATCTACGACGAGACCCAGTGCGGCATGCTCCTGGTGGGCACGCCCGTCCTGGCCGAGTACGTCGAAAAAAATGACAAGTGGAAAGGCATCCTGGAGCAAACCTCCAAGCGAGGGGCGGCCAATATCTACCGCCTCCCGGACCATATCGAGACCCGCGACCTGGAAACCCTGTGGACTTATTACGGCTATCCGTCCCCCAGCCGGGCCATGCTGGCCACCCTCAAGCAGCAGGCCAATTTGTACGGATTCGGCAAGACCACCAAGCGCCTGCGCAAAGGGGTGGAGGCCGCCAACAATGCCGGGGTGGACCTTACATGGGACTACTACCTGGCCGCCGTCCGAAAACTTGAAGAAATGGAAGCCGGCAAGATGCCGGAATACGTATAACCCCCCCCCTCAAAAAAATCATGCGCAAGAAGACCATTAAATACACCATCGTTGACCTGGGAGGAACCCGATATGTGGTCCTCCGCCTGGCTGACCTCGACGCCCTCATCACCACGCATCACAGCCTTTCTCTGGAACTTATCCCGGTATTGAGCGAGGCGCAGTGGGAACGGCACCGTCAGCTGCTTTACATCACCCAGCATATCCATGTTGATCGGGTCAGCCATTGCAAGGTGGCCCTCCTGACCAAGACGGACTATGACTCCCTCAATCTGGCCATATCCCATCTGCACGCCCTGCTGGGCAATATCCGCCTGGCCAGTATCACCGTCGGCCCCACTGAGGCCGACCAGCCTGACTCAACTTCCAACCAATAACACCACCATCATGTACAGCACCAACACTAACAATCAACAGGACAGGGGGCGGCAAGCCCCCAATGTCAAACCGGCTCCCAAGGGAGGCCAAACAATGAAAGATATGTTTACCGCCACACCTGCGGAGCTGAGATCATCGAGCGCATCGCCAAGCGGGCTGTCGCCCTTTACCGTAAATACGGCAATACCGACGTCGATGAGATGGATATCCAGATGGACCTGGAAGCATGTCATTGCAACGGGTGCCCACTGCGGCTTGCTGACATGGAGCAGGCTGATGCTTTTAACCTGATGCACGATGTCACAGGCATCAACATGCACCTTAATCGCAACACGGGAGAACTGAGTAAGCGTTTCCTGCCTCGCTTTTTTGATGCTTCCAAAGAGGGCCGCCGCCATGAATGAGGACATCTACTGCTATTACCACCGGCACGCACGCCTGGAGATCATCCAGCGCCATGGGCAGACCTATGCGGTCTGCCCGGAGTGCCGAAGAATCATGACCGAGGGTATCCGCTCAGAGCTGAACCGCGCCAATCACGGCAATCATCTTTCCTCTGATGACCTGGTACACAAGCTGATCAACAGAGCCGAGCCTGTTAATCCCATCCCTCCCGTCTACATCTACATTGACCAGCCATGACCTACGATCCCAATACACTGGCCTATCTCATCGGCCTGCAACTCTCCCGCTTCCCCGGAGCCTGTGACCACTGGGAAGTCTGCGACCCCCGCTGGCCGGGCATGATCGCCATCCGGCTGGAGCAGCTCGGACAGTACTACGTCCCTGTAGATGGAGAGCGATTTCTGGAGTGGCTCAGCGCCACGCCAGACCTTACCTGGCAGCATGTCGTAAACATGCTGGCCAAAAAGAGAAAACAACTCAACAAACAACACACACGCAACAATGGGTAAAATACGCACAACCACTAAAGCAACCGACCAGCAGGTTATTAAGGACAAGGCTGAATTTTGTCAGACCCTGGACGACATCGCCCGCAAGGGTGTTGAACTGGACACCTTGCAGGCCGCCAAGGAGGCCGCCATGCAGCAAGTGCTCACGGATCACGACCCCAAAATAAGCGAGCTGACCAGAGAGATTGACCGGCTCACCAAACTGGCCGAGCAATGGGCATCCCCCCGCAGGGACGAGCTGTTTGCCAGGGGCCGTAAATCCGGCACCACCGCCCTGACTACCTACGGTTACCGTCTGGGGCAGCCCACCCTCAAGCCCACCAAGGGCTGGACGTGGGACAAGATTGTCGCCCTGCTCAAGACTACGCGCCGCAAGGCGTACCTGGTCACCAAGGTGACTCCTGACAAGGATGCGATCCGCCTGCATGTCAAGCCCCACAAGCTCGCCAAGCTGGGGTTGGAGATCAGACAGGTGGAGACTTTTTATGTAGAGAGGAGCACCAGGGATGACTAA